AAAAAGTTTTGGGAACAAGTTTTTCTTGGATTTCAGGGAAAAAATCACTTGTTCCAACGTAAAAGCGGCTTTTCGTATTTTGCTTGAGTATTCCCTGACGGTCACGTGACAAACAGAAAAAGTTTTGGGAACAAGTTTTTCTTGGATTTTTGGGAAAAATTCACTTGTTCCAACGTCAGTGCGGCTTTTCGTATTTTGCTTGAGTATTCCTTGACAAACAGAAAAAGTTTTGGGAACAAGTTTTTCTTGGATTCCACGGAAAAAATCACTTGTTCCAACTTCCGTGCGGCTTTTCGTATTTTGCTCGAGTATTCCCTGACAAATCACGTGACAAACAGGAAAAGTTTTGGGAAAACACTGTTTTGTGTGTTTGACGTACCGGATTTCCTAAAGTTTGTGAAAACATTGTTTCTTTGTGTGACACACCGGATTTCCTAAAGTTTGTGAAAACATTGTTTCTTTGTGTGACACACTGGATTTCCTAAAGTTTGTGAAAACATTGTTTCTTTGTGTGACACACCGGATTTCAGAGCAAAAAGTGTAAACGTTTTGCAACATTTCCAGAGCAAAAAAGTGTAAACGTTTTGCAACATTTCCAGAGAAAAAAGTGCAAAAAAGTGTAAACGTTTTGCAACATTTCCAGAGCAAAAAGTGTAAACGATTTGCAACATTTCCAGAGCAAAAAGTGTAAACGTTTTGCAATATTTCCAGAGCAAAAAAAAGTGCAAAAAAGTGTAAAGTTTTGCAACATTTCCAGAGCAAAAAGTGTAAAGTTTTGCAACATTTCCAGAGCAAAAAGTGTAAAGTTTTGCAACATTTCCAGAGCAAAAAGTGTAAACGTTTTGCAACATTTCCTTAGCAAAAAAGTGTAAACGTTTTGCTTCAAGTTTCCAACGTTTTCCTCGCCGTTTGCTACGCGTTATCGTTGTTGTCATGACAATTTCTGTGGCTATTTTCCGTAGTGATGACAATTTCTGTAGCTATTTTCCGTAGTCATGACAATTTCTGTGGCTATTTTCCGTAGTCATGACAATTTCTGTGGCTATTTCCCGTTGTCATGACAATTTTTGTTGGGTTTTTGCATTGTCATGACGATTTCGATCCACAACTGCGTATAAAATGGTCCGCATTTTCGCTACCATACTCATAACCATGCCTGCTCCAGTCATTTCTACTCCGCCAGCTGCTTTTATGGCTTCGACTGCTTTAGCTCCTTTTTCGGCTGGAGCCATGATGTCGACGACGACGTTTTCATCGTTGACATCTTGCGATTGCTGTCCTTATTTAAATTCTTTGGGTGAGTTTACTGTTGTTTTGCTGCTATGTTGAACTTTTACTTATCTGTGTGTATCTGTGTGTATGTGTGTGTGTGTAGGGTTTTCGCGATTTCGTTCCCCTTTTTTCAAGTATTTCATGTCGGTGGACAATCGAGCGAAAACCATCGACTCGTCCGCCGCCTCGTGTGGCTTCTATCAATCACATTCTGCTTACGTAGTTTTTAATTGCTTGAAATGTCTCAAATCCCAATTGCAATGTCTCTATATATTTCCCTATAAATCGACGCCCATCTTTTTTAAAGTCTGCAACTGCGGCATGACGGGAATTTCGACGCAGATTGTAGGTGAAATGTTTATGATGGAATCATTCGGTGCCATGTTGCAAGCCACCGTGAAAGACATTTGGATCCAGAAATTATGTATTTACTGTGGCAACGTTGACTCTCATTCGTCGAGTTGTATTTTTTACCAACACGTGCCAGGTAAAAAGTCTCGCTCGACGTGCGTCGTTTGTTTCGAAGCCGCCACCATTCTTTTTCCCTGCAAACATGTCGTTTGTTGTCCCAATTGTGCTCTAAATGTCGACCACTGTCCGCTCTGTCGCCAACCTGCTGATTATTTTAAAATTTTAACTTTTTAGCCTATCCGATGCAGATGAATCATCCGGCGTGGGCCAAATTTGAATTGCGCTTCATCTCTTATAACAGAGATCCCAATTATTTGCATTTAGCTTCTAAAGGCTTTTTTCGTCACGCTTCGTGCAACGAAAACGTTTGCTTTGTCTGCAACTCTATCGATGAACACGCCCTTTTTTGTCCTCTGCACGACCAACGTACGCGAATCTCGGTGAATGACGCCACTCTTTGCGACGAATGTCCCAACACTGCAGACACCGTTCTCCTACCGTGCGGATGTTCGTTTCTCTGCGCCACCTGCGCTTGTCAGTACGGCATCTGCCCTCGCTGCAATACCAATATTACCGCTTTTGTTACGGTTTTTTTGAACGATGAATGAAAATTTTTTTTCTCAATAAACGAGTTGCATCATGAATACTATTTACTGCTTTTCTCTCGATAAAATGTTTGCTTCTTTTTTTAATAATGTCGCTACAGCCATTAACAGTCTAACTAATAAAGATTTTGAGTACTTTTGGAAACGCGGTCTCTATCGCCTAGTTCCTCTCACCAAGGGAGGCTTTGGAGCCATTTACGAATTAGAAATCAACGGTCACAAGGTGGTAGACCGCAAACAAGCTGATGTCATCGTCAAAATGAACAATAACGGTTTCAAACAATCGGCTCTTTTGTTTGAAGGCGTTTGGTTGCTCGACTTTGATTTGGCTGAAATTTATTTTTGCCCATTCATTTCCTATTTGAACAAAATGAAAGTCTGTCCTTTTCTCTGCAACTACATCAGTGCCAACATTGTCGACAAAGATTACGTTCTCTTCATAGAACGCTACTCGTATGAAGTCATGACTTTTTTACCGCATCTCACCGTCGACTACGTCATTCAATTTCTTTTCCAGTTAACCTATTCTTTTTACATTATCAAGCAATATTTGGGAATGGTACACTTTGATGTTCATTTACGTAACGTGATGGTGGCCAAATCGACGTCGTCATTTCTTTTGGCCGACGCCAATAAAAAACGAGGCATTTATCTGCCTCACATGGCATATGAAGCGAGGTTGATCGACTTTGGATTTTGCACCATGGATTTGCGACACAGTATCGATCCTCATTTGAGAGGCGATTTCCAGTGTGCGCCGCACAATTTCAGTCGAACACCAGCCATATCGGAACTCTTCAAGACAACTAGAGACACTCGCTCTAAACTGCTCACTGTAGAAATACAATATTTCTGTTTACATCTCTATCAGATTATCGCTCGTCAAGCACCTCAGCATCCCATTTTAAAAGCCATTCAACAATTTTGCGATTGCATGTACGACCAGGTGGTCGATTTGACTCAACCCGCTCTCCAACGCGATCGTTTCATTTTGCCGCAACACGACGTCGGTGTCGTCTGCGCGGCCATACGTAAACCCAGCGATCTCATTGTCGGGCTCGAACGCTATTGTCATTTGTACGGCAGTGTCATTTACGACAAGGAAAGCGATCTTCAAATATCGACGCCTTTCAAAAACACGACCGTTGTCAAGGAAAATGCCAAACTCGTTTTGAACGTCAACAAATTGCACGTCTATAAAAACTATCAAAATTTTATAAAAACATCCATACCGGATATTCGCTGGTTTGAATCCACTTTTACCGTCATAGAAAACACTTATGGTCACGTTTACAAATTTCCCATCAATTGTTGGGTCGATAAAATCTCTAGCGACCGTTCGCCTTACAACGCCATTTCCATCTTCAGAAAAGATGTACCCTACAATATTCGTAATGCTTATTTGACGCATCACGGTGCTCGCGTCACGTTTCACGTCAATCGGCGTACGGAAGACTTTTCAAACTCGTTTTACGCAGGTAAATTTCTCTTCATCAAAGGTACACTGTACGCTTGCGAACATTTGCCTCCGCTCATGTTTGGTCTTTCTGATGATTACTTTTGTATTTTCAGTTTCAAATCGGACAAGTGTAAATACGTCGAGAAAATTATCCAACTTCATCACCTCAACTATCTTATCGATGCTTCCAATGCGTGCGGTTTTCACTATCAAGGAGATCCTATTTACGGACACATGACCACGAAAAAACCTCTATTTTATATTTCGATTAATAATGAATAGAGTTTCATAAAAAAATTATTTCTATGAAACTGTTTTAGTCGGATTGTCTCATTACCATTAAATTAATTGTATATATCAATAAATGAATGAAACGGCTAAATTAGCTCTCTTTGTGGCTTTGGTTATGTTGGTATTATCTGGGGCTATTTACACTAGCGCCTACTTTAAAAAGACTGGTCCCGAAGGTCAAATGTTGAGTTTAGTTCCCGATCGGGTCGTCGTCACCGATCCCGTGACTGGTGCTCTCATTTCGTCGTCGGTGAAAACCAAAGAACTCGCCGAATGTTGCCCTCAAAAAATCATCAATGACACGACGGCTAGTTTGACCAACACGTTCAGCAGTAGTTTTACCGACAAGAATTTTCTGCGACGAACTAAATTGGAACCGGGCGCCATTTTAGTCGCCGATGCCGTCGGCAACGTTTCCAGTTCACAAATCGGTATTCCTTTCATCACGTCGTGTTGCGAAAGTATTAAAGCGTTAATCGACGACGTTCAGCCTAAATCCGATGGTCTTTACAGCAGTTTGAAAACGGATGCCACGTACGTTAAAAAACCGGAAACAAGTGTCACCCAACGACCAGTCACGTACAACGCCTATACTGGCGCACTGGAAATGGTGACATTGCCGGCCAATAGTATTTTATCGACCGATACCAACGGCGATATCGTTACCACACCCTACAGTTTGCCTTCGTGTTGCGATAAAATCAAGGACACGATCGTCGACTACACTACCACGTTCAGTTCCAATTATATTGATACCAATTACCAACGACGAGCTGTCGCCGGTTCTCAACATTTACTCATGATGGACGACTACGGAAATTTAGTCGACAGCGGACTGACGCCCACTATCGTCAATGCGTGCTGCGAAACGGCTCGCAACGCTTTGTCGCCGAGCAATATTATTGACGGCGGTGGCAACGCGTTGTACAGCGCTCCCAAGATAGACGCCACGTTTCAAAAGAAAACCACGGCTCCGGCTAACGCTCTCCTCATGCCCGATGCCAACGGCAATCTGGTTGACAGTGGATTGACGCCGGCGGCTATTCAAGCGTGTTGCACGCAAGCTGCCAACGCCGCTTCTGACTCGCTACTCAAATCAGATATCGTCGACACGTCCCTCTCGGCGACTAAATTGTATTCGTCTCTGAAAATTGACGACACGTTCCAGAAGAAAGCTATCGCTCCTGCCAATGCTATCGTCGTCGTCGACGCTAAAGGCGATCTCGTCGACAGCGGGTTCACTCCACAATTTCTTCAAAATTGTTGCGCTCAAGCCGCTACCGGTTCAGCCAATGGACTCATGAAATCAGATATCGTCGACACGTCCACGGCCACCGACAAATTGTATTCGTCCAGCAAAATCGATGCCACGTATACCAAAAAGACGACAGCGCCAGCCAACTCGCTACTCATGCCCGACGCCAACGGTAATCTGGTCGACAGCGGTCTCACGCCTTTGGCTATTACCACGTGTTGCACGGCCGCTATAACAGCCGCCAATGAATCGTTGAAAATTGTCGATATCGTCGACACGTCTACGGCTACCGATAAACTTTATAGTTCTTCGAAAATTGACATGACGTATCAAAAGAAAACCACCGCTCCAGCCAATGCTTTACTCATGCCCGACGCCAACGGTAATTTGGTGGACAGTGGACTGACGCCTAGTGCCATACAAGCGTGTTGCACGCAAGCCGTTGGCGCTGCTACCAATTCCTTATTGAAAACAGATATTGTCGACACATCGACATCTACCGATAAACTTTACAGTTCTTCCAAAATCGACATGACGTATCAAAAGAAAACGACAGCACCAGCCAATTCGCTTCTCATGCCCGATGCCAACGGCAATCTAGTGGACAGTGGCCTAACTCCTACCGCCATCCAAGCGTGCTGCACGCAAGCTGTTAATGCTGCTACCAATTCCTTATTGAAAACCGATATTGTCGACACGTCGACATCTACCGATAAACTCTACAGTTCTTCTAAAATAGATGCTACGTTTACCAAAAAGACGACGGCGCCAGCCAATGTGTTACTCATGCCAGATGCCAATGGTAATCTGGTCGACAGCGGCATTACGCCGGCTTTCATCAGTGCTTGTTGCCAAGAAACGGCTGACGCTAAAATTGGCGTTTCCAATGCTTTGATGAAAAGCGATATCGTCGACACTTCCACTTCGGCTACTAAACTCTATTCGTCAAGTAAAATCGATGCCACCTATCAAAAGAAAACGACCGCTCCAGCCAATTCGTTGCTCATGCCCGACGTCAATGGAAATTTAGTCGACAGTGGCCTCACTCCTACAGCCATCCAAGCGTGCTGCACGCAAGCTGTCGGTGCCGCCACCAATTCCTTACTGAAAACCGATATTGTTGATACATCGACATCTACTGACAAACTTTACAGTTCGTCCAAAATCGATGCTACGTATAGCAAAAAAACGACAGCGCCGGCCAACTCGCTTTTGATGCCTGACGCCAGCGGCAACCTAGTGGACAGCGGATTGACACCAGCCGGTATTCAAGCGTGTTGCACGCAAGCTGTCAATGCCGCCACCAATTCCTTATTGAAAACCGATATTATTGACACGTCGACATCTACCGATAAACTCTACAGTTCATCCAAAATCGATGCGACGTATCAAAAGAAAACCACGGCGCCGGCCAATACGTTACTCATGCCCGACTCTAACGGTAACTTGGTCGACAGCGGCATCACTCCGGCTTTCATTAGCGCCTGCTGCCAACAAACCACCAACGCTACTACCGCTGTGGCCAACGCTTTATTGAAAAGTGATATCGTCGACACGTCCACTTCGGCTACCAAACTTTATAGTTCTTCTAAAATCGATGCCACGTATCAAAAGAAAACCACGGCGCCAGCCAACGCAATCTTGGTTCCCGATGCCAACGGCAACCTAGTCGACAGTGGACTGACACCGACAGCCATCCAAGCGTGCTGCACGCAAGCTGTCAGTGCCGCCACCAATTCCCTACTTAAAACCGATATTGTCGACACGTCCACGGCCACTGACAAACTCTACAGTTCGGCTAAAATCGATGCGACGTATACCAAAAAGACGACAGCGCCAGCCAACTCGCTGCTCATGCCCGACGCCAACGGTAACCTAGTGGACAGTGGACTGACACCGACAGCCATCCAAGCTTGTTGCACGCAGGCAGTCAGTGCCTCTACCAATTCCTTATTGAAAACCGACATTGTCGATACGTCCACATCGACTACCAAACTTTATTCGTCGAGTAAAATCGATGCTACTTATGCCAAAAAGACGACCGCGCCAGCCAACTCGCTTTTGATGCCTGACGCCAGCGGCAATCTAGTGGACAGCGGGCTGACACCAGCCGGTATTCAAGCGTGTTGCACGCAAGCTGCCAGTGCTGCCGCTAATTCGCTTTTGAAAACAGATATCATCGACACGTCCACTTCCACGACGAAACTCTATTCGTCAAGCAAAATCGATGCCACGTATCAAAAGAAAACGACAGCTCCGGCTAATGCTTTGCTCATGCCCGATGCCAATGGTAATTTAGTCGACAGCGGCATCACGCCGGCATTCATTAGCGCCTGCTGCCAACAAACCAGCAACGCCACTACAGCTGTAGCCAATGCCTTATTAAAAAGTGATATCGTCGACACGACAACGTCCACTAGCAAACTTTATAGTTCTTCCAAAATCGATGCCACCTTTCAAAAAAAGACGACAGCGCCGGCCAACGCAATCTTGGTTCCCGATGCCAGCGGCAACCTAGTGGACAGCGGATTGACACCAGCCGGTATTCAAGCGTGTTGCACGCAAGCTGCCAGTGCTGCCACCAATTCCTTATTGAAAACCGATATTGTCGACACGTCCATTTCGGCTACTAAATTGTACAGTTCATCCAAAATCGATGCCACGTATCAAAAGAAAACGACAGCACCGGTCAATGCTTTGCTGATGCCCGACGCTAGCGGTAATTTAGTCGACAGCGGACTGACACCCACAGCCATCCAAGCGTGCTGCACGCAAGCTGTCAGTGCCGCCACCAATTCCCTATTGAAAACCGATATTGTCGACACGTCCACATCAGCGACGAAACTCTATTCGTCGAGCAAAATCGATGCCACCTATCAAAAGAAAACTACCGCGCCAGCCAATGCTTTGCTCATGCCTGACGCTAGCGGCAACCTAGTGGACAGCGGCTTAACACCGACGTTCATCAACGCGTGTTGCACACAAGCTTCCAACGCGTTGACGGCCAGCACAAACGCTCTAGTGAAAACGGATATCGTCGACACTTCGACATCGGCTACTAAATTGTACAGTTCAACCAAAATCGATGCCACCTATCAAAAGAAAACGACAGCTCCTGCTAATTCTATTCTCATGCCGGACGCTAGCGGAAATTTAGTCGACAGTGGCTTGACGAAAACATCTATCGAAGCGTGCTGCACGCAAGCCGCTAATGCCGCTACCAATTCCCTATTGAAAACCGATATCGTCGACACTTCGACATCGGCTACCAAACTCTATTCGTCGAGCAAAATCGATGCCACCTATCAAAAGAAAACCACCGCGCCAGCCAATGCTTTGCTCATGCCTGACGCCAACGGCAACCTAGTGGACAGCGGCTTGACACCGACGTTCATCAACGCGTGTTGCACGCAAGCTTCCAACGCTCTAGCTACAAGCAATAACTCTTTACTAAAAACCGATATTGTCGACACGTCCACATCCGCTACGAAACTGTATTCGTCTAGCAAAATAGATGCCACGTATCAAAAGAAAACTACGGCTCCCGCTAATGCTATTCTAACGCCAGACGCTAGCGGTAATCTAGTAGATAGTGGTTTGACGAAAACATCTATAGAGGCGTGTTGCGCTCAGGCCGCCAATGCCGCCACCAACTCTTTGTTGAAAACGGATATCGTCGACACGTCCACGTCAGCCACGAAATTGTATTCGTCCAGCAAGATCGATGCCACTTTCCAGAAAAAGACGACGGCTCCGGCCAAAGCTCTGCTGATGCCCGATGCTAGCGGTAATTTAGTCGACAGCGGTTTGACTCCCACGTTTATCAACGCGTGCTGCACGCAAGCTTCCAACGCTCTCGCTGCTAGCAATAATTCGTTGTTGAAAACGGATATCGTCGACACGTCCACTTCTGCCACGAAATTGTATTCGTCCAGCAAAATCGATGCGACCTATCAGAAAAAGACGACGGCGCCGGCTAACGCTCTGCTGATGCCCGATGCTAGCGGTAATTTAGTCGACAGCGGCTTGACTCCCACATTTATCAACGCGTGCTGCACGCAAGCTTCCAATGCTCTCGCCGCCACCAACAACGTCCTCTTGAAATCCGATATTAAAGATTCCGGCTTATTGGGTGCTCCGTCTACCACTTCATTGTGGTCATCTAGTAAAATAGATTCGACTTTTCAAAAGAAATCGACGGCTCCGGCTAATACGTTGTTGATGTTGGATGCTAATGGTAATTTAGTGGGTGCCGGTTTCACTTCCGCTCAGCTTGAAACGTGCTGTTCGACTTCCAATCAAAGCGCGACTTCAACCAGTTTGTTGTATCTCCAGTACACCAACGTGTTTGCTTATTTTAATGCTGTAGCCAATACGTGGACTTTGGCGTCGTACTTTACCAAACGTTACGACACTACCGGCGGCTGGTATGCTAGTGGAAAATTTCAACCTAAAAAAGCCGGCGTGTGGTCGATTCGCGCGACTGCTTGGGCTCCTCGAACATTGGGCGGTAATCGTATTCATTTTTGTTTGGCTCAAAATGCGGCCATGAATCCCTTGTGGCAAGACGTCAATTCGTGGAATAATTCCACGCAAAGTAATTTGACAACATTTACGGCTAAAGTCGACGCTATTTTTGTTTTGAATGGATCCACCGATTACGTGTCGGCGTATTTTATGACCAATTCGTTGCCGCAGGATTTCGACGTTTTGGAAAATTGCAACATGTTTCAAGCCTACTATTTAGGTGGCGCTTAGATTCAAATCACTTTCTGAGAGATTCGAATCTTTATTCTATCGAAGGAAACGACGTCAATTCACTCGTGGTCAAACTTGTACTACTACTGCTACTGCCATTATTTCTGACTCGTTGAATGATTGTTCCCAGTAATCCGCCGATAATCATAGTGATTCCTACGTAGAGCAACCATTGGTATCTATCGGTAGTTTTAACAGCGGTAACGTCAACGGCGGCCAATTGAACGACTCCTTGCGGGTAAAACTGAAATTTACATCCGTCGCCGCTCTTGTAGAAAGTGATTTCGGGCACTTGTTTGGCGACGGTGCCACCCGTTTCCGTCAGACGAGCGTCGACGACGCGACACGATGACGATTTCAGGCACGCATCCATGGCTTGCCGAACGATAGTCGTCCTTGGAACGCTACCGTCCACATTACCGGTACAGGTGTCTCTGAACGGTCGCGTGTAATTGGACGATTTCATGTACGTTTTTCCTAGGGTAAAGTACAAGGCAAAAAACACGCCTCCGATGGCGATCATGAGAGGAAAAACGAAACGCAAAGCGTTGGACGTGACTCGCGCCGCGACCAGCACGGGCACGAGCACGAAAGCCAAAACGGCCGCCGCTAACCAGGCCAAATTGAAACCTTCCAATTTCGATTCGGCTTCCTGATTCAATCGTTGTTGCACGTCGTCGATGGCTTTCACGCCGAGCACGCTTTTCAGCGCGCACTTGTCGAATATTTCGCTCATCTGACTCAGAACGTTGTTGGTAATGTTGACGCTACCTTTGACGTTCTTGATGGTGATGCTTTGCACGTTGTTGGCGTTCAACACGCACGATTGACGGATAGCGTTGTTGATGGTCGTTTGGCTTTTCACGATAGATTCTGCCGTATTCTTGGCATCGTCAAAAGTAAAAAAATTCAATCCGCTCACCAACGATTTCGCCAATTGATCGAGTTGCACGCCGATTCTTTTTTGCGAATCGACATTACTGATGCTGTCCATCAATACCGTCATGTTGACTTTGGCCGTTTGCGTGATGGTGTTGCCGCTAATGTTGACATCGCCACCGCTACCGTCGACGCTGATGATTTGCGTGTTACTCGTACTAATGGTGCTCGTCTGTACCGTTTCAGCGGCTATTTTCGAATAGATATCTACGACTGCTTTAGCTACGTTAGTCGATTTAGCATTTCCCATTTATTATGCTTCTTTTACAACAAGGAAAATATTTTTTCTAATGTCAATGGATTCAAGAAATTTTCATAGTGATCCATGCACGTTTTCCAATTGTTCGGTCCGCATCCGGTGGCTTTGAATTGATCCGTCTTGTCCTGGCGCACGCGGTAACCGTACCACGCTCCGACTTTATCGGTTGACGCCGCGTCTTGATTGGCATCTTCCTTCCAGTGGCACTCGACGACGCAATCCGTTTCCTCGCCACGATACTCGCTGCACGGTGTGAATTCGACCAGAAAATAATTGGCGTCTGTATCGGGAGGCGTGTCGTTCAATTCGTCGTACTGCGCTCGAGCAATGAGGCACCAACATTTGCCGTCTTTGATGTAGAAATCGACCGTGTCGTTGGACTTTTTGTATTTGTACACGGGACTTTTGCCGTGAACTCGCGTTAAAATGAAGCCCTCATCGACGCTATCGTAATGATCTCGAATGTAATTGAACGGGTACGACGTAAAGACGCAATTGTTGAGAAATAGGATCTTGTTGTCGACCAATTTTTTCAGGGAATCGTGTCGTTTCGTGTAATCCACTCGAAAACTGTTGGTCTCAAACAGATAAATAACGTCGTCTTTGTTTTCGTCGCCTTTGATGTATTCGCCGTAGGCCACGAATTCCATGTGAGGAAACGTCGGCACTTGGCACACTCTCTTTTCGTTGATGTCGTACGCGTATCCGTCTCCGTTGATGGCCACCAGTTCTCCATCACGTTTCTTGGTCACGCCGTACAAACCGTGAATGGTCGGTACCGTAGCGGCAGTCAATGAGAAGGGTTTCTTGAAGAAGCGAAACAACATTGTGTGCAGTGTGTTCAGAGGATACTGTTAAACTTCCAACCTAGCGATTTAAAGATAGTTTTGCAAATTTTATCTGTCAATAGTTTTCTTTCATTGGATTTTATCAACATGAAATGATCAGCGTGAACGTTGATATTGTGATGCTTTAGTAGTAAAAATAAGATGTATTGTGTATTAAAATTTTTCTTATTCAATTCCTTGAAATTCTTCAACTCCATATTGATGATGTCAAATTCTTGCAAGAGCTGCTCTTCAATGAAGGAAATGTCGCACGGAGGTTGACCCGTAATCAAATGGTGAATCAACACGTAGTCGTCATAGTACTTACTGTAGCCTAAATTTTTCATAATCATACACACGTGACTGAGACTGATGGTCGTCAACCGATAGTCGCTCAAATGGTTACTAATATTTTCTAAAATAGTTGGAGGTATAGTGTTCTTTTGTTTACCCTGAAAACGTATCATGCAGTCGCGAAAATGTTGGTTTCGATCGTAAATGTATTTGGGATTGACGCGCGTCGTGTCCGTATTGCTCGACTGTATAAAGTAGACTTTCTCCGATTTGCACGTGTAGCAAATGTTGACTGTTTCGTCGAAAAAGTAGCCGAGAGTCGAACCGCAATACTGGCACGTGTTCGGATCGTCTTTTTGCTGATCGACCACTTTGACGTTGTAGTAGTACTTTTTGTAGCAATCAAAAATTTCCCAAAAATTTTTCACCACGTACGTTTTACGCGCGTGATGCTGCTGCTTGGTGCCGTCCTCTTTCTGGAAGAACGTGTTCACCGTCGGCATTTGCATCAGCTGCACGTACTCTTTGAGAATCGAACGAATTTCTACGAAATAGAAACGAATAAAATTAATATTTTTAATGGTGGTACGAATCTCGTCCAGATCGTCAATCAAGTGACTGCGAACGCGTTCCGAGAGCCACGGTTGCGACAGGTAGTCGCACACTTGTTGTTCGCGAGTCGTCAACCCTTCTAGCTGACTAATTTCCTCCTTAAAATGTGTTTCTATTTGTTTGTGAAATTCCAAGATATTATCCATCTTTACATCTAAACTAGGAATTTTTAATCAACAAAAATCTATTCTGGCGTTATAATAAATATATTATCAAAAAATGGCGCAATCGAATATCACTTCAGGATTTATTGATATTGCAACATTGGATGAGATCGAAAAGTACATGTACTCGGGACCCGATGCCATCGTTTACTTTGTCCGCTCCACCTTGAAATCGACTTGGTTCACTCAGATTCCCGTATTGTTGTCGCGCAACAACGGCAATGCCGGTTTCGGGCAAGAGTGGAGTGTCAGCGTCAGTCGCGCCGGTGACTACCTCATTCACGTGTGGCTTCGCGTCGTCGTTCCCGCCGTCACTCTCAAAATTACCAATAGCTTTGCCGCCAACGGTCGCCTTCGTTGGACCAAAAATTTCATGCACAATCTCATTCGAGAGACGAGCATTTCTTTCAACGATTTGTTTGCTCACACCATCCACAATTATCATTTGGATGCCTATTCTCAGTTCACTGTCGAAGCTAGTAAACGCGCCGCTTACGATCAAATGATTGGCAACATTGGCGACATGATCGATCCTCACGGTCCAGGAGACACTATTCCTAGTCAAACGCTCAATCTCGTTTTACCCTTCTTTTTCACTCGCGATGTTGGCGTCTCTCTACCCACCGCTGCCATCCCTTACAACGAGATGCACATTAATTTCCAGTTCCGCGACTGGAAAGAATTGCTCATTTTGGACAATGCAGCCGCCGCCGGAGCTCAAGTCAACGTGCCTGTTGTCGGTGTCGATATCGATGCCGCTCCCGTCTTGGAAAGCGTTCAAGTATGGGCCAACTACGCCATCGTCAGCAACAAGGAACGTATTCTGATGGGTAAATCTCAACGTACCATTTTGATTGAACAAGTTCAAATCGCTCCTCGTCAATCGTTCAATCCCAAAGCCAATCCAGTTCCTAGCTACGACGTTCGTTTCAATCACGCCGTCAAAGCCCTCTTTTTCCAGGTTCGCAATTCCACATTTGCCAATCAGTGGTCCAATTACACGACTGCCTCTCCCGTCGTCACTCCAACTACTACAGCTATCGATTACGAAAGCCGCTACGCTCGCGATCCCATCAAGCACACGACGCTCATCTACGAGAATTCCAATCGTTTTTCCAACATGGGTAGCGATTATTTCAGTCTAGTCAATCCCTACTATCACGCTCCAGCTTGTCCCACCGACACTGGCTACCATTTGTATTCGTATTCGTTGAAATTCAACGATCTCGATCCCATGGGCAGTACCAATTACGGTAAATTGTCCAACGTCAGCTTGGTGCCAGCTGCTAGCGATGACGCCATCATAGCCAGTAACGGCACAGGCCCCGTCTTGTCGGGCACCAATTTCGGTCAGACGTTCGAATTTATAGTCACCGTCATCGTCAACAATATTATCCGCATTGCCGGCGGTACAATGGGTTTCCCTGTTTTGTAAATTGAGAGTTTAAAAAGTGAGCTTGTACTAAGAAATTATTATATTATTATAATGAGTCTAAGATTGAAAAAAGAAAGATGGCAACCGGACCCGTTTGTGCCGCCTTTGACGTTGGAAGAAACGCGAGCCGCTTGCGCCGCATTGCACATTGTCGACTACCCGCAGGTGGAACGCGCCGTTCAAGATCCACCCATCGAAGGTCAAAAGTATGCTCTTTTTAGTTTTTTCCCAGCCGCTCCCGGCGGCATCAACAAGTACAACGTGTTGGCTTTCGCCAAAATTAGAGGCGTCTACGCCACCGAAGAAGAAGCGGCTACGGCTGCCAGAAAAATCATCAGAAAAACAGACAGTTGCAACAAGATTCACACCGTCGTCGTCGGTCGTCCTTTCCCCATCTGTGAAGCCATCATGGGTAAAGTCGTCGATAAGGTTGTTCTCGATGACGACTATCAACAGGCCGAAAAAGAGATGCGAAAACGCGCCGAGGCCAGCGAACAGGACACGACTCGAGAACTTCAAGATCGAACCAAAGCGCTACTGGACGACGTTGACGAAACCAAAGCCAAAGATCCCGTTGAAACGTACATTGTCAAACGCAACAAAATGGCCACCATCGCCGCTCTGTACACTCAACACTTGGAGCAAATCGAAAAATTTAAAACGATCATGATTAAAACTCATGGTGAAATTATCGAGTTGGAAACGCCTGAAATTCTCGCTTGCTACCAACAAGTTTACGACGCCAAATGTCAAGAATCAGGCATTGTCCCCGACGCCGTTATACAATCCTATTTTAAAACGATACCATCCTTTGATTTTTTAAATAATAAATGTTAGAAAGAAGTCAAATCATCGCCATAATAATAATTATGATTGTGACTCCTTGGCTCATGTGGATGACGATCCCTTTTGGTAGAGATGGCGGCAGTAGTCCGTCTCCAGGTGGTGGTGGTGGTGGCGGCGGAAGTCCTACTCCCGGTGGTGGTGGTGGTGGTGGCGGGGGTACCACTCCTCCGAAACCGGGTCCGACCCCGAACGGCGCGTTCCCCACGTCGCAAGAAATCATGTTTAAATCCAAAGAGGAATGTCAGACGAAAGGCGGTGTCTTGAACTGGGTCGGCGATTCGGTTTTGTTGACGTGCAACAATATCGTCCGTTTTGGACAGCCCGAATCGCCCATTTTCAATGAATTGGATCAAGTCAAAGCGGCTATCGCTTCGGGCGCTTTGAAACCGGCTACGGAAAAAGATCGATTGGTCGAATACTTTAAACTCGTCTATCCCAATTCACCGGCGACATCGTGGTCGTCGATGAGCGAAGCCGATCTCGTCGGTCGCTACCAAAAATTGGAAATCTACTACAAAATGCCTCCGGAAATTCAACCAGCCACGCCCATTACACCTCGTCGCGATGTGACGAATCAGTTTTTCCGCGTACCCAACGGCGTGACTCTCGATCAAGACGCCAATGTTTTGGGTCAAGTTGGACCCTATTTGGAAGTCATTCGTTTCGGACCCATGTACTCGTTTTTCGCCGACCCGACTCTTTTTGTCGGCACCTATTACTATCCCGTTCGCGGTTCGGGACTCTACTTGCCGTTGGGTAAAACCTTGGTGGCCTACAACAAAGTGCACGCCATGAAACTGTTGGGTGCCGCCAACGACCAAATCGTTTTGTACGGCGGTCGTGATTTCCAGTCGTTTTTGCGTCGCGATTCGGAATCGGCTGAATTTACAGCCGATGCTTTTGTCAGCGTGTGCGCCGTCAACAAACGAGCGACCAGCAACAATCCCGGTTGCGATAAAATCTTCAACTATTTTGCCAACACTATTCGCTACAAAGCCAAAGCTCTCGATCGACTCGTCGGCGAAATGGCCGCCGGTAAATCTCTGAGGTACGACACTCGAGCCGTCAACGGTGTCACTAAAAAGACGTTGGTCTACTACGGTTGCGGCGACACGGGCGATAAATTTCTGGCTCAATTGGCTCGCAATCGCGGCTACAATACGTTGCAATTTTTGCGCGAAGCTCAAATGGAATTGGACGGAGACGCCATCGTCGGCTATGAACTGTTGCATCTCGTCGAAAATGCCTACAGTCAAACGGCCCTCATGCGACTCGATCCCATGCGTATGCCATTGTACATGCCCGAGGGAACGACTCCGGCCATTCCACCAAACTATCTATTGACTAAAGATGTTATGAGCGTCGACGTGAAGGCCGTCATCAATTCAGAATTTAAACCGTTTAATCAAAAAGTCTTTGACATTGATCTCATTGTACAAGAACGAAATTCGAGAGCTCCAGCACCTCCGCCAAATCCAAATCCAGCACCTCCGCCAAATCCAAATCCAGCACCTCCGCCAAATCCAAATCCAGCTCCAGCTCCAGCTCCAGCTCCAAATCCAGCTCCAGTAGTCGTGGGCGCTTCTTGGGGTCGTCGTTATTAAAAAATTTCAAAAATATATAATGTGTTTTTGAAATTTAATCCGAAGAGTCTTCCGTATCCGAAGCCAAAACGCTAGTGATTTTACTAAACATCAGAGGAATGTCTCGCATGCCGTCGTCGGTCACGGTTGTCGACGACGTCGTGATGGTGGTCGAGGCGGCGGTCGTCGATCGTTGCTCTTTCAATTTCTTTTGGTGTTTGCTGCATTTCGTCGTGTTTCCGGAATTCTTTTGACCGCACTGTTGCCCGATACGTTGACCTTTGGTGAACGTGTGAGTGCACTTGTTGTCGTCGTTGACTAAAGTCGCTACAGTATCAGGGTCACTGCCATTCCACAACGTTCGCAGTTCCAATTCGTTCAGAGAATACCTGACAGATATTCTATCTATAAATGCGTCCACTGTATTTTGTTGTGCTTTAACCAAGTCATTGAGTAGTTCTAAAATGGTACTGACTAAATTTTCCGACATGGTGAACGTTTGATGCAACTTTCAAAACACGAGCGTTCGTCACCGTTTCAATTCCACGACTACTTGGCATTGTCAGCAACACAGCTTAAATAACCCACAATGGGTTTCTTTTTAGTTCCATGCGCTGGGCATCGTTTCAATGTCGAGACTGATTTACCTTTTTTTATTTCAGGTAAATGTAGAATAAATTATGAACAATTATCTGACGTATTCTCAGCTTCAGGGAAATCAACCTCTGAACAATAAAAGTATGGATAAAACCTCTCATTACGAAAAAGAAAAACCACCTCGTGACTACCCGCACGCTCACGGTCAACCGTTGACGCAAATGCCCCAGTTTTCCGATGTTCTCGCCCACTCACCGGCCAGACAATCGCATTCCATCATGGCGAAAGAAGTAGTTCCTCTGCATCCCGCTCATCCTGCAGCGCAACCCGTCAAACACACGGCCGTCGATAAAATCGTGCGGCAACATCGCAGCGACAACGACCACGGCGGCGAAGATTGTCCCATTTTCAGTCTCTACAAAACCGATTTGCAATTCAACAAGTACATTGCCGCCACGGTCGCTGCTGCTGCTCATCAAAATGTCTTTCCCGTCGAATTCGATTGGCGTCATCACGTGTCTCTTCCCGTCGCCCGTCATCAGGGAACGTGTGCCAACAATTTCGCCGTCACCGTCGTCTCGACTCTGCAAGATCGACGCATCGTTCACGGCGAACCCGCGTTCGACTACACACCTTGCATGAAATGTCACTCGGCCGAAGGTAATGCCGCGCAACTTGTCAGTCAATTGTCGTCGTCGACCACGCCGCGTTGCTCGTGTCTCTCTAAAATTCAAGCCACCGTCGACAATGTGCGCTGGCTGACGGACATTGACGCCATCAAACAAGCGATCGTCACTCAAGGACCCGTCATAGCCGGTATGTTGGTCTACTCCAATTTCTTGTCGGGTCATTTCGGTGAACACGGCATCTATCTCGATCGTGTCGTCACTCATCATCCGCACACCAAATTCGCGTCTCCCGCGTCTCTCGTCGGCGCCATCACGGTCGTCATCGTCGGTTGGGGTGTCGCCGCCGACGTGCAAACCAGTTCTTTCACCTACGAATCGGTTCCCTACTGGATTTGTCGCAACACTTGGGGCCCGCAATGGGGACCGAACGATGGCTACTTTAAAATCGCGACGCATCGTCACAATAAACATGTGCAACTCGAACGACCCTTTCATTACAAGCAAGCCCAGTGCGGTGGAGTGATCACGTTCGATTTACGTCCCCTAGCCAAAGAGTCGGCTTGGTCCACTTACGGCATTCCTATAGCTGTCGCCGTCCTACTTGTCGTAATGCTTTACGGAGTTAAATTGAAACTTAAAAGCGTGCGCAGAAGGTAAAAACGAAAACGAAATGTTTTGTCTATTTGAAAATTATTTATCGTCAAAAGATCGAGACGTTCAACCAGTCGACCATGTCGACGTTGAATGTCAGCACGTCTACTTTGAAAATAATGACGGGACATTTTGCAATCGTTGTCGTCAACAAATGACGTGTCAAAACACCAACCAGGACCAAATTCAACAAAAGGCCAACATTGGCATTCGTAAAGAAATGGAATTTTTAAATCTCAGTCCGGAAATTGTCGAAATGACCAACAAGTACTTTATCATGGCCTGTAATCAACGTATTCATCGCGGAAACTACCGAAAAGCCATCATTTGCGCGTCGCTCTTTCACGTCTTGATGCTGAAAAAATGTCCTCAAAGTTACGACACGGTCATCAGGTGGTTTGGCTTGACCAATCATTTCGCCAATAAAGGCTTCAATTTAGTCAAACTAAAAATACCCGAATTGTGCTACCTGCGCGAGTCGTACTCGGACACGGCCGACATGATTTTCAAACACATCGGTCTCGAAAGGGACGAGACCTTTTTGAAATTCATCAATCGTCCCGATATTATGGCTTTTATTCGTACGAAAATCAATCGACGCATGTACATGATTGTCGCCGCTTTTGTTTTCATTTACATTCGCCGGCAATACAATCCCTCTATTGTTCTCGTGGATTTCTGTACCAAATTGGAATTGTCACCCACCGTTGTCGAACGCATTCTGAAATCTATTCCCCAAGAAATACATTTCTAAAAAAGTGTGAAAATTTTTTAGAAATATTTGATTTCATCTACATAAAGCTATTTGAGAGAGACTGCGCGCGCTCATCATGTCTCAAGCCAGGTACGATCAATGTGAACGCTTGTTGCGCACAGACGTTCACAAATTTGCTCTCGCTCTCATGGTGGACTACTCGTTTCAAAATACCATCGACTGGCCGAATCTTTTTAAACAGCTACCGCTTCACATCTCGTTCCCCGTGCACGTGCCCGAAAGCTTTAAATTGAAACTCGTCGAATCGCTGGTTGATTGGAAAAAAATGAGCCGCGAACCCGAACTCGCCACCGATATCATCGATATTTACGGTCACCGGTTGGACTGGTCGCTCATTTTACAGCATCGTTGCATCCCTCTACCCGCCGCCATCGTCGCCAAATATCAATCTAAATTCGATCGAGCCATTTGTCAGCTGTTGAACGATATTATTTAGAGATTTCCTACCACATCTTGACTCTCTTCAATCACGTATCCATATTTCTCTTTCAAAAGATCTGGATTCGTTTCTTTGACGGCCTTCCATCTTTTGCCTAGCTCTCGTCTGACGTCGGACGCGTTCATGTCGGGATGATCCTTTTTGATGGCGCGTCGTTCGTCGGTACAAAACAAATTATAAATACTCGGTCGGGCGTTCTTTTTCGGTCGCACTTTACTCTCCAAATACTTGTTGTAGCGCTCCCTGTCGACCATAGCCTTGTCGATAAACGGTTGTTTCTCCTGGTCGCTCAAATTGCGCCACGACTCTCCGAAAAGAATCATGACCTTGTTGGGTTTGATGCCGGGATTGGTTTCCAAAATCTCGCGACGTTTCGACTCGCAAAAAAAGAGGTAAGCGCTAATGTTTCGCTGAGGTCCCTGGACGACTTCTCTCTGTTTCAAGCCCAACATCAATCCCACGCGTTTCTGAGTCTCGCCGCTGTGCCATTTCTCGATCAGGTCCACGTTGCCAAACAAAAAGTCGTCCGACATGAATTGATTGATAGCATTAAGGATGGATAATTTGGATTTCGAAATCATGGTAATGGTTTTCTTAATGATGGACTACTTTTAACTAAATTAAACTGTGAGGAGAGAATAAAAAATCATGTTGACACCGGCTATTTGTCAAGATTTGGTAATGAAAACGAGTGACGCGTGCGGGTGCGGTCCCTTGGACGGCTGTCAACATCCGCGACACCAGCGACCCTACAAAATGCACGAATGGATGACGCGCGTACAGGCCATGAACAATTTGACCAACAAGCAGGGACGAGTGTACACGGCTACTGTCCGTCACGACGACGTCGATCATCGCGTCGTTCTCAAGCATTTCAACAAGCCGGCACTGTTTGATCACGCCCGACGCGAGTACGTGGCCGGACAGCACCTCAACGCTCTCAACGTGCCCATGTTTGTCGAAACGTACGCCTCGTTTCATCGCAATTCAGGACCCTACAACTTGACGCGTTTCGTCGACGGTGAAACCTTCAAATCGGCCATGTCGAAAATGTCGCGTCAAAAATTCATCACGCTCACCATGCAAATGTGCGTCGCGCTTGAAATGGCTCAATCGGCCTTCCGTTTCGGGCACTACGATTTACATTTGGAAAACGTCTTGATTCATTTTTCTAGTAAAAAAACGCAAATTCTTTTCGATCAATATCACGTGTCTTTTTCCAATTGTTTCAATCCCGTCATTATCGATTTTGGCATGTCGTGCGGCAGCGATAGCGTCACCGGTGAAACGTGGGGCATGCGACAGCTCGAAAAGAAAGGCATCTACGAACATTTGCGTCCCGGCTACGACATGTTTGTCTTTTTTCTCTACTGTCACCAAGAGCCGGGTAAATTCGCCTTCTTTGACATTGTCGTCAAGGTGCTGGAGAGTTTTTACAAACACGACGTCGATCAGCCGCGTCAGTATTTGCAAACGTTGCGACGCGGAGCCGACAGTAAAACACCCAAACAGCTCTTTGAATTTCTCGTCCAATTCTCGACGCACGTCATAGTCAAACCTCGACGCGTCTACACGCTAGGCGCCATCCAACCTCCGCCACCAGATGCCGTCATTGACACGTACGTCGACAGCGTCTTTTATCAGCAGTTACCGTCGGCAGAGTTGACACCTCAATCGGACGCCATGGCTTTTCGCTCGAGTAAATCCGTGGAATTCAAAATCAACATGTATTACAAGATTTGCCAAACGTCGCTGACGTCGTCCTACGAAAAATGGATCAAGATATTTGAGCGCGAAGTCAAGAAATACTGGAAAGAAAAAGACGCTCAAGAAGCTCGAAAAAGAATTAAATGGCAATTACCTGTTTCAGAAATTGCCAATGCGTCTTGAACGTGGACTATAAGGACACGGCCGATTTCTACGAAGATGACGACAAACCCAAACAGTGTGCCGGCGTTTGCGTCGTCAGTCGTCGCGGTATTTTAATCAATCAATCGTACAATCTCTACTGGGGTATTCCGAAAGGCATCGTCAACGAAAGCGAATCGTTGCGCGAGTGCGCCGTTCGTGAACTTTTCGAAGAGACCAACCTCAAGTTGGATAAGAGTCAACTGACGCGCAACATGTTCAAATTCAAGTACAAAAACATTAGCCGTCAAGTGTGCGTGTTTTTCGCTCACGTTGACGCCGTTGACGTTTTACCTAGGATAAATACGGGAAACGATGCCGAATCTACCGGCTGCGGTTTCATTCATCCCAAATGTCTCCTCGAATTATTTTATTCTGGAAAAATTAAGATTAATTATTTCACTAGGGTTCTCATTAATAAAATCTTTTTATGACATGAGAAAAAAGCCGACATCCTGGTGGCGAAACATTGGCAAAGGTCGTTTGTTTCTCATTGCCTTTGTCACGCTGTGCGTGTACGCCATTTTCAGACGTGCCCGCGGCGTTCGCGGCACTAGCGACCCCCATTTGCTCGGCAGCGATTGGCGCCAACGTTTTCCTCACGCTTTCAGACCAGTAGACACGTCCATTAGTACTTCAACCGCGCCGGCCGACAGTCGCGGTGAATTGGCTTGCCGACGTCACTTGGAGGAGCGCTTCAATCGACCCTTTCCCAAAAAGCGTCCCACTTTTTTGCGCAATCCCGTCACTAAAGTCGATCTCGAATTGGACTGCTACAACGCTGAGCTGGCTCTCGCCGTAGAATATCAAGGTAAACAGCATTACCACTACGTGCCTCATTTTCACTCGTCGCGTGACGCTTTTCTCAATCAAAAGTATAGGGATCAAATTAAAAGAGATTTGTGTTTGAAAAACAATATTGTTTTGATTGAAGTTCCCTATACAGTCATTGATATTGAATCGTTTTTGGATTTGAAACTGAAAGAGCATGGATACATCTAAACCGTCACACGTCAGACAATTATTTCCAGTAGATTCTTTGCCTCTGACGCCTTCACCTTCGCCGCCGCGTCGAAAAATCGCCGTCGCCGTTCGTCGTCGCTTTCTTACCCCCCATCCCCCGGTTCCTCTGCATCAGCTCATGTCGGAAATGTCTCTCGTCGGATCATCGGAACGTAAACGCAAGCAAACGTCGCCTCGTAAATTCACCGTCGGTCCCAAACGCAAAGCGCCATCGTCGGGAGTGGACCGATCGCCGCCACTTTCAGAACCTGTACAAAAATCTAAGAAAAAATCTCAACGTCCAGATTTGGTTCATCCTCACCATCAGACTAAACTTTTGGTTCCATTTGTGGTCAAAGCCGGTGATCGATTGATTAAGAATCTTTTCCCTTCTCAGACCATCACTATGCAAAAGAACGAGTACGGACTGTACGTGTACGAGGGTTTCGTTTTGGATAAGAAATCCGTGGTTGGTAAATATCTGGGTGATGGTCAAGTTACGCCTTTGACTGACGAAGATTTTGAAAAGGCCAAAGAATTAAAAATTATAATATAAATGTCTCAGTTATATCAGTGTATTAAACAAGCCTCGATAAAATACATGGATGTCGACCCGAGAGAAATGCGAGCCTTCATTTTGAAATGTAACAAAACATTAGACATGCAATGTATCATGATGGAAATTGTGGACCATTTTGTCGACGAAACGGCGACCAAAGTCGGTGCCGTTCGTTGCGATGAAGACGACTACATCAACATGGTTCTCGACTTGGAAACGATTCCTTTTAAATTGATGGTCTTGTTTTACACTTTCCTGTCGTTTCACGCCAACAGTGTGGCCGTCGATCGACAGCGATTGGGACATTGAATAAAATTTCAAAGATGTTAAAATTTTTGAAATTTAACCGACAGCCACTGATGTGCCGCCGGCCACTGGTACTTCTACTGGTGCCGTGTTACACTTTTCCATGTGGCTAATAATGATGCTCTCGTCTAGACTTGTCGTCATTCCCACATTGCTAAAGTGTACGTTCTTATCGTTTTTCAGCATATTTTTCAGTTCTTTGCAAACGTTAATGTTCAAACAGTCGTTTTCGTAAATAGTCTTACACAACGAATATTTGGAGGCGAGTTTGGATTTGCGGCTGTTGACGTAGTTTGATTTGCCGCGGACAATTATATATTGATCGTCTTCGATTTTGACGAGTGAAATTTTTTCGTAACACGTTCGTTTCATGATCTTTTTGGAGATTTCCAATGGCTGGTGCTGAAATATGCAGCCGCCACTGTCGGCGATCGTGTCGAAATAGTTTTTCACGACGAGACAAAAATCGCGACACACGCGTTCGACGATCGTCTCGTTGATGCCACTCACAATAACTTTTCCCGATTGAAAAACGAGAAAAGTGATGTAATAGTCTTTGCGTTCATCTAGACCCAATTTTTTACTGCTGACGCAATCTTTGTAAGGCACGTGCTCTACAAAGCTGACTTCGTCAAAGAAGCTGACGTTACGGTGCATGACCTCGGTCGTTCCGACGTTGTACTTGCACGTGAACGTGCCGGATGTTTGTGAATTGAAGCACGTGTAGTTATTATAGTGAGGAGCTATCGTTTGGAAAAAAGTCATTAGACTGTCGGGTTCAATAGGACGATTAAGGTCAAGGACAAAATTACTCATAACTTCGTAAATATAAATTTCGCAAGTATCATTTTCGTACATTTTGGGATACAATAGTTTAAGTAAAGAGATAACATACTGAATGGCTTCGTAAGCGCACTGAAGGGTAATATTGCCTGTGAATTGAAAGGAACCGTTTTTACAAATTTTCATGGAAATTTGCTTGTTGAAACTGAGAAGGTAGAGGTCGCAAGTGAAGGCGTTTTTGAAACCCGTCCGCAATTGGATGATGCTGTTAACCTTTTTGTCGTTGAAGATGTATTTGGAAAACAATTCCATACATTCTACAATGTTCAATTTTATTTCTTTACCGCTGGCAAATCTAGTCTTTCCCACCATTGTTCTTGTGGTGCAAAAGAAGGAACCGTTGTCGTAAGATGAAGGCATCATGGTGGTATTGGTTACGGCGGAACACATATTAACTTAGACATAAAGAAAGAATGTGTAAGATATCAACTTGCTTTTAATCAGAGGATATTTTTTTTAAAATCGGTATAACTCTTGAGAACGATTTCGTACTCGGCTTGGGTGACGATGCCGTCGGTGAGCACGTTGTCGACGACGTGATCGAGATGCGACAGTGTCGCTTGCGATCTGGCGACTATACTGGCGTATCGCGTCTGTTTATTTTTGTTGCGTTCTTCGGCGAGATCGCAGCAACTCGTCACCGCTAGTCCGCCAATAGCCAAGGGTACGGTGACGCCTACTGAAATGGGGAAGATGACGGCCGTAGCCACTAGGGGAATGGCGCACACGTTGACGAGCGAACGTATCGATTCGTTAAAGTTAGCCCAGCCTTTTTGTCTGCCCAATTTCTTTTCGTATTTGGCGAAGGTGTCGCGTACATCTTTTCGAGTTTCTTCCACCTTTACTATGCGTTTTCTGTTCAATTCCGACAGGTCGTTGACGTATTCGAATGGAAAATTGTGACGAGGCGGCGCCGTGGCGATATCGACCGCGACTTCCTTCATTTATTATATGATATACACGCATACAGATACACACAAATTACTGAATTTTTTTATTTTGGCTTAATGGAGCAAACACCGTCTTGACAGAAAAAATCGGGTTGTAAGGCCGGATGTTTGTACAAGGGTTTTCGTTTTTTGTTCTTTTTCGCCTGTTGTGCGGCTAAAGGTTTTTCCACTGTGGTGGTCACAACTTCATCTTCATTGTCGTGGGTAAATTGTCGAATTTCCTCGTCAATGGCGTCGGCTTCGCGTTTCAAGGCGTCAGGTAGACCCGTGACGTCGCGTGTGTCCGGTAGACTACTCGACAACTCAGGTAGGTCGCGTTGTTCATCGTCGGCCACGGCATCGGCCAATTGTGAAACAATGTCCTCTGGTTCATTGACCTCTTCTACTACTGCCGGCAGTGGTTCTGGAAGCGGTGCTGTTACTGCCGGTGGATCGTCAAAAATTTCTGTAATTTTCGACGTCCGCGGCAGTGGCGACGTCCCGGCCAACGCTTCGGCTTGTCTGGACCACAAAGCCGCTAGTAATACTTCTGGAGGCACCATGGGCGGCGGCGGCGATGCTGGGCGAGGTGGAGTTGGTCGTGCAGCAGCTGCAGGCATGGGTTTTGGTGGTGTTGCCGGCATGGATACAAGCTTTGCCTGCGTTGGTGGTGGCGCTGGTTCATCATCATCATTTTCTTCTTCTATTTCGTCTAGCTGACGCATTTGCTGAGATAATTCGTAATCACTCGTATCGATAGTTTCCTTTAAAAAATCGTTCTTCTTTTTCAAAAGATTAGGTCCTATGAACGAAATGAGAGGCGTGATGGCTGTCGTGGCCAGATTCATGAGTTGCGACGTTTCTTCAGCTGGCGAAGGTTCCAATTCGATGCCCTCCATCAGCGATTTGACGAGTCGTTTTTGTTTCTCTAATTCTCGGCGGCACTGATCGTGTTTGCGCTTGAAATAGAAGAGAGCCAACGATAACGCGATGCACGCCAGGACCAGAATTTTGTTCATTTTTTATTATTAGAGAGTTAAGAGTTTGTCGTTTTACAATACAAAAAGATACGACGATGATGCACGTAGATCAGCAGCAACAACGTGTCCTTTTCGAAGCCGTGTCTCGAGCCAAGGGACTCTTTTACAAGAATCTCTTTGATTTACATTTACAAATTAGTCCTTTGTGCGACAAAAATCCTCGCATCCGGCAAACGTGTTTCAAAATTCGCAACAACGGTCTGCAAATCTATACCAATGTCCAACACCACATTCACGCCAATGCCAAAGTGACCAAAGAGGCTTTCGATACGTACACGTTGACCGGCGACGTGGAAGAGCTCAACATTGGCATCAGTCTAGAGTACCTGAAAACGACGTTCAAAAACGCCAAAAAGACGGACGACGTTGTTTTCACCGTTCTCAGCGACGACACGGACGACACTCTTCCCGGAAATATTTGCATTCAAATCATTAAGACTCAAAAGACGTCGAAAAATAGTCAAACCAACGACTATCCCAAAGTGAAATCCAACGCTAAAATCAAAGTGACTCTCGTTCAGAATCAGCTACTCGAATTCGGTGAACGCATCACCGATCCCGTCAACGTTTCCAACGAAGAATACCTCAGCATTTGTCGCAACATTCAAATGCAACCCGGATGGATCGACATTTCACGCAGCGAACAGAGTCTCAAATTTGCTTTCCAAGTCAACGAAATCATCGAATGTTCCACCATTATCGGTGAAGCCAGTGAACCGCTATCGCCGCCTCAACGTTTCAATGCCAACAACATCAAAAGTACCAACAAAATCGCCACTTTTGGACCTCAACTGAAAATCTACTTGAATAAACATCAGCCGATGGTGATTGAGAGTAACAATGAACACATCAATATCGGAATCTGGGTCAAATCCAATGACCAAATTTCTGAAGAAAATAAATAATATAAAATGATGAATAGAAAGGTGTTTGTAGGTGGAATCATCATCAGTCTATTGGCGATAGTCTACTTGCTGTCGTATCCGAAACCCGTCACCCCCACCGTTCAACAACAGCGACCAGTCGTCGTCTACGAAGCCATGAAACGACCGGCTCCCGTCAGACGTCCTCTGCGCTCCTTTCGTCTTCCTGCTCCTGCTTCTCCTAAGCCGGTAACCGTTTCACCACCAGTACCAGTACCAATGCCAGCTCACGTCATGTTGACGCAAACGAGCGAATCTGCTCGTCCAGATGAAGAGTCGCGTCCTTTTCCCGATGAAGCGCCGCCATCATTCGTCGAACCGCCTCCGCCACCGCCGCCGCGTTTAGCTCCATCGTCGCTCACGCAGGCGTACACGCCCACAGTGTTACCTCGAAGAGCCAGAGCGTTACCGATGAGTCGTAAAAGTTTCCGGTCCATGCCACCGCAATCTTTTACGCCACCACCACCACCACCACCTGAAGCGGATCGGCGACCCGTGACGCTCATTAAAGATCTTTGAATAGTGTCATTTTAAAAGTTTTGGTTAATTTTTAAAATGATAGAGTTTTCTGTGGCGTTTCATGGCTCGTTCATTTTTGACGCTTTTACCGCACGTTGAACATTGACACGGGTCTTGTTCGATGCGAGTCACGCAGCACTGAAATTCTCGTTCGTTTAACCACAACGGTCGATAGCCGCACGACTGAAACACATAGTTGACCAACGACTGATGACTGGACGTTTCAAACCATAACGTTTCGTAACCTTTAGCGAAATTACCCGTCGATGTGACGACGACCACGCACACGGCGGTCGTGTCATTCCTCCACGTAGCCGACCAATTGGCGTCGAATTTCAAACAAATTCCTCGACGTTGACATGCGGCAAAAAGAGTCATTGTCACAACACATATATTACACGACCGGACGGCCAGCGAAGAAGCTATGCTCTCTGTCTTTATATAATATTCGTTCCTCATTTCTCTAAATTAATAAATTATGAATAATCAGTTATGGTTGATTATGTTTTTCGTGGTGATCTTGGGAGTACTCGGAGTTTTTGCCTTTACAGAGAAAAGACGGTCACCTGCACCGTTACCACCGGCTGAACCCACGTACGGTCTGTACGGTGGCGCGCCTCTCATGTTTAACGGTGCCATTCTACCGGCGACGATCGATTTACCTAATCCACCCCAACCCCCCATCGCGGCCTACACGCCTTACGGTGCCTATTCGGAACAGTCGCTAGGCTTTCCCATCGGCAACTATTGGCCCAGACCGGACATGATGACGTTTCCCGAGTTTACAATCCCCACCTACATCAATGCTCCCGATAGTACGATGAAACCTCCAGTACCGGGACCCGGACCCGCGCCCGGACCCGTGCCCGTACCCGTGCCTGGACCCGTCGACGCCAAACTTGCCGCTAATTTAACGAAATATTTCAAACAATTGTGGCCAAATATGACGACGTTGACTGACCCGGTCAAATTGGAACAAATCTACGACAATTTAGACGCCTACTATCTCGATTGGATTCCAGGCAAAGAAAAAGCCTCAGCGTCCAACTACAAAACCGATCGTATGCCTTTGTTGACGGCCATCGATTCCGACGCCAAACTCGACTACTCGCGACTATTTGACGGCAACGTGTGCGATTGTTTGCGTATCGCTCACAAAGAATGCATCTACAGTCCTAATCGATTGCAAGCCAAAGAACTTTTGGACTGTCCCACGTGGCCCTACATGGTCGTCAATTTGACCAACGCGTGGCTCATGAAACGCGCCTATGATACCAACAATCCCGATAGCAATTATCGCAAAGATACCATCGTTCGAAACGGCATGTCGGGCATGAAAGGATTTCCCAACGATTCTTTTTACGAAGGTTTCGTCTATCCGGGCGAATACGCCGTCCCCGATTTGTGCAGCAGTAAACCCGATCCGTTTTTCGACGAAATGCAACCCGGTCTGACGTCCGGTGGTCAGCCACTCAACATGTCGCGTCGCAATCCACCGTGGTGGTATCCTCAAGATTGCTCTTCGACGGCTTGCGAATTCCCCGACGAAAAATGTTTGACCGTCGTCAGCGACGGCTCGTATGGTGGATCTCAATCCAAGGGCACCTTTAAACGTTGCTATCGCGACGGAACGTACACGATCGGCAATAAAGCTCCCGCTTCGGCGTCACGTAGCGGCTTTGTGCGCGAATACTTGACGACCGACCTGAAAGACGACTGTCCCGGCGGTTTCCCGCCCAACATTTGCGCCGACGTTTCTCCGCGCGATTATCGCGGCTACTGGACGTACCCTTTAGTCGGTTGCGGATTGTGGTGGACCGTCGGCAAATCGGTGGCCGTCAACACTAAACTCGGTCTGCTCTTGGCTCCCAAATCGGAACAGGGATTGGGTCTGGATTTCGATAAACTCATGGAATTGCGCACGCAAACCAACGCTTTCGAACAGAATTTGTTCCAACAAGTCAATCGAGTCATGCAAATCATTCGCGACGGTAGCGTACCCGCTAACGGCACCATGTGGCCGGCTATGACGTTGGACGTATTGAAACAGCACGGTTACAAGGGCGCTCAGATTGCCGATAGAACGCAAGCCTTCAGCGCCGCCAAAGATCTCGTAGCCTACTGGTACAAAGAAGGCTATACGGGTCTCGATTCCACTCCTCACGGTTTCAATTACAATTACTCGAAATATTTCCCGTTGGGTTGTCATTTTTCGTACGCGTCTCGTTTCGATCATTTGCTCACCTCGTACATGACGGTAGCCAAATTGGATTCCATTCAGTTTTTAGTGGAACCGCAAAACGTCAAAGTCGGTCTGCGTCCGGCCTACATGTTTGAAATTTTCAGCAAGAAACCTCGAACGGCTGATGCTATGGTCGGTTCGGCATTCCAAGATTTCAGTATCACGTCGTGTCGCGCGTGCTACAGTCTCGATCCGGGACCTCAAATCGAACAGTACATCAAGTACGGCTACTTGCCGGCATCGGCCGTCACCACCAAGAAACTCATCGATCCCGCCGTCTTTTTGGCTCGTGCCAGTGCCAAGAGTTTCACTCCGGCCGTGCTTTAAGTTTGCATCAGAAAGCCTCATCGCCTACAACATAAAGATAATGAGTACGCGTGTCGTTTTGAAACGCGTCGAAGACGAACAACGTCTACGCGATCGTTTTACGGTCGTTCTCGAAGACAAGACGACTCGCGTGTGTTTTGTCGACGGTGTTTGGCCGACGTTCAGTGTCCCTTTCTCGGCCGTACCGACGAGCGGCAACAATCGCTTGTATCGACCTTGTCTCTCGTTTCCCCGATTCACGGGCACGTTGCGTCCCGAACAGGTCAATATTCATCAAAATGCTCGCATCAAATTGGCCGAAACGCACGTTGTCATGATTAGCTGTTTTCCCGGTTTCGGGAAAACCATAACCACCCTGTCGTTGGTGTGCTCTCTTCGCTTGCCGGCCATCATCGTCTGTCATCGCGTCTGTTTGGTTCAACAATGGCGCGAATCGATCGCCACGTTTTGCAGCGGCGATGCTCTCGTCGTCGACTTGCCAGGCTACACGGGCACCGACTATCATTTTGGCATCATCAACATTGCCAACGTTCACAAATTAAACGACATCCCGGTCGATCACGTGCTCGTCACCGATGAAACCCACTTGTTGCTCAGCGAAAAACGCAGTTTGAATTTGTTGAAATTCTGTCCCAAACGATTCATCGGCTTGACGGCGACACCCTATCGTCCCGATGAACTGCACGTCTTGTTTAAATTTTTTTACGGTGAAAATTTCATCGTGAAAAAATTGTTCAAAAAACACGATATCTACACGGTGTACACGGGCATAGTGATGCTCGAGCGGCGCATTTACGGCAAACTCGACTGGAACTACATGTTGGAACAGCAAGCCACCAACGTGCAGCGTCATCGTTTACTGGTCGACATTATTCAAACGTTCCCCGCTGACCGCACGTGGCTCGTGCTCGTCAAACGCGTGGCTCACGGTGAAGCGTTGCGCGATTTACTTTTGACCGTGCGACCGTCGCGCGTCGTCAGCCTCCTCACGGGCAACGTGCACACGTACGACAAACAGTGCGACATTTTGATCGGCACCGTTGGCAAAATCGGGACGGGTTTCGATTTTCCCAAATTGGATTCCCTACTCGTCGCTGCCGACATGGTTCAATACTATATCCAATTTCTGGGCAGAGTCATGCGAACGAAAAACGTGCCCGTCGTCGTCGACGTGGTCGACCAGCACGCCATCATGAATTTGCACTACTTGTCTCGCAAAAAAGAATATCTCGAACACGGAGGGCGCATCATCAATGCCAACGAACGCGTTCGAGATTTAACCACCACCACTACTAACCCGTAGCGGCGGCGGCTTCGACGTCTCGCGAAACGATCGTCACGTGCAACGATTTACATTTCATGGGAAAGACGAAATGCTTCCTGAATTCGTCGACAAATTCGCTAAAAATAGTCAATCGAAGATCAAAGACGGTCGTCTGTTTGGTTCTATAGATGAAAGAATTGAGCGATTCCGTGTGATGCCTCAGTCGGCACATGTTGTGACTTTCGTTGACAAACACCCCGGGACCGATCAGTTTAGTTTTCTTGCAAAAATCGTATTTACATCGGGTAATATTGGTAAAATGATGCGCGAATTTACACAGATTATTGTAGACGCACGGTTTCTTTAGCAAATAGAGTCGACAGAGTTTCACGTTGACGACGCGTGACGGCACCGTCGGATGCCTCGTGTTCCATCGCTGAGGTATCGTGTACACTTGGACGTGATTGTTGAACATTTTATCGATATCGTCCGTCGACTCGAACAAATTATAGTGGATAGGTTTCGGAAATATATATCGTCTTTTTTTGGTTGTCATCTCGTCTGGATCGTCATCGTCGTCATCGCCACCGCTGCTGCTGCGATATTCGACAATGGCCGCGTCTCCATCGTAATCGAAATAGTCATCCAACTCTTCTTCGCTGCTGACGAGCAAGTCGTCTTCGGGTACCGCCGCGATTTCATCCGACATTTTTCTATTGTTCTTGACCAATTCTTTATCATCTTGAATTACACAACATTTTTTGAAAAATTAATTTGTCTTGTACAATTCTTTGACGCGTTGCAGCGTCTGTTCTTCTTTGCCCAGTCGACGATTGACGTGGTTGTGAAACGTGAACCAAAAGTAAAACAAATTGGCTTTGTTCAGACACGCCCATGTCAACGCTTCTCCTCCCATTTCACTCGTGTAGGTGTAGGCCAAATGTTGGGCTGCCGTCGTCGGCAACCAGATGTGAAACGTTTCGAGAAATTGACGCATGCGCGTCTGATCTGCAAACGTGGGTTGATCTCGATACGTCAACGCCGTCATGTGTAAAAAGAACCAGAATGGCGGTCCCCATCCCGCCACGCGCGTCGAATACATGTTTCTGGCTTGCATTAAACCGACGAGCGGTTTGTGAAGGCGTTGATTGACGGCGTTGTGAAAATGGACGTAAAACTCGAAAAGCGATTGACGCGACATGGTCGCTTGCAATAAATTGGATTTCGACACGTAGTCTCGAGCGTGTTGCTGACAATAGGGACAGGGTAACAAATTGGGCAACAAGATGAGAAAGTCAATGGCCGCTTTTACGTGAGGCGACGATGGTGTCGCCGGATAGGCCAGACTGCTCGTGTGTAAAAAGAACCAAAAAGAAGGTCCCCAATCGGTCGTCGATCTAAACGATGATCTGTTTGCGTTCATTTATTGGAGGTTATTAAACGTAGTCGTACATGACGTTCATTTGCGGCGCAAAACTGGCTCTACGATGGCGACGACTCGACCGACGCATGGTACGTCTCATGGTCGTGGCCGAAGCGCGACGTTTAGACTTTCGGCGTTTAGTTCGACGAGACTTTCTACGCGATTTCTTTGTCACTCTGGCCATGAAACACTTTCGTTTTCCATTGGCCCTAAAGCAAACTTTTCTCTTTCTAGTACGAGCTACCATTTTATTTAAATAAAATTAATAACGGCGGCGACGTTTGCTGGTCTTGCGACGTTTACTAGATTTGCGCGACTTTCTTTTTGAACGTCGCTTGGAGCGACGTTTGGACTTGCGAGATTTGCGACGAGCCTTGGCTGCCGCCGGTCCCAACAGGAAATCCGGTGGCGGTGGCAGCTCAGCCTCTATTGACGGTGTCAGAAATACTGACGGTGCGTCTTCCGCGAGATCTAGGGAGGGATCGTAATTTCTCGGTCCAAAATAGGTCGTCTTGGGGTACGGACGACGACGAGTGTACCTTCGTCTCGTCCTTCTTTTGGTAGTGACACGTTTATTGGACCCTCTTTTAAACCAATAACATCTCTTATAGTATCCTTTTCCTTTTCTAGATTTGACCATTATTATTTATTAATATCAATTGATTTTAAAATTGCTCACAAATTTTAATGTAGTTTGTGTGTACACACGATGAATGATTTAGAAAAGTTTGATTTCAATCTGGACGCTCGCGATGAGGACATGTGGTCGTTGCTGGCATTTGTCCAAGTGTACGACATCAAGAGTCTTCCGGTCGAAGTGTCGCAACAGTTGACGCGGTTCTATTGCGACAAAATTCGTCAGGTTTCGAAACAAACAGGTCGTGACGTCATGGACGACCATTTTCTCAATACGGTTCACTATTGCATTTGTCGTGGCTACGAATTTTTTCGTAACCTAACACCCTTCAAATTGCGCGTGTGTTTGGCGACGCGATCGCAAGTGAATGCCTACTGGCTCGAACGCATTGCTTCGTTGATGCAATTTCTATAAGTTCCAATATTTTTCATGGAATATTGGAACTATTTCTTAATATAAATCTTTGATTCGAATAAAGAAAAATGATGCAAACACTTCAATCGAATGCTTTCGAGACTCTTGTCGTAGAGTTCAAAAAATATCTGGCTTTACAGGTGCCGTCCGAGTTGGCCGTCGTCTTTCTGACGGGTAGCGACTGCAAGTATTGCGTGGAAATGCGAGAGGTCATTGATCGTGTCATGCCTCGCTATATAGGCAAAGTGCAATTTTTCACCGTCAATTTGAGCGAGAACAAGTCGGTCGTCTCGAAAGCCGAAGGTAGCGTCTATCAGGATGGCAGCGACGCTTCCATTCAACACGTACCCATCGTTATTTTCTATCGCAAACAAATGCCCATCGCTCGTTTCAAGGGTCAGTACAACGAACACGATTTCGCTCAGTTCATCGCGTCCGCGATCGAAGGTTCGGTCGCGGTTCCAGCTTACGCTCCGCCTCCGTCGTACGCGCCACCACCCGCCGCCGCCGCTGGGTATCCAGTAGAGCAGCCGGTTGCCGCCTCCGCTTATCAGCAGCAGCCGTACGCCTATCAACAGGCAACGCCGCAACAGTATCAGCAGCAGCAGCAGCATTATCAACCGACTGCGGCGACGGCACCGGCTAAACTTCAGCAATCGTACTACAACACTCCGTACCGTCAACCTCCTCTGCAGCAGCACCAACAAGATCTCTACAACAGACCGGGAGCAGCTGCCGCCGCCGCCGACAACGCGCCCAGCATCGAAAACTGTAGCGGACGTAAATTTTGCTATTCTACCTACGCAAATGCTTATAACAGTTGTTAAATAATTGTTTGATGTAGATAAAAATGGAGAAGCACATTGAATGGCTATCTCGCAAAAGCGATGTGTTGAAAATGTTTTTCATGATGATTCCCGTCGGCGACGCTTTCCATTTACCCGATTGCAGTTGGGCGTCAGAGACGCGAGGACCCGACACGTGCGTCTGTCAGCACATTATGTGGCGCGTTTACGGCGTTTTGACTAGCAGCAGCAGCAACGGCGGCGACGGCCCTCAGTCGCTCGTATAGCGCTTCCGTCACGTAATCTGGACAATCGACGTGCACGTGATCGACGTAGAAAACGACAGCGACAACGTCAAAGGTCACATGTCGTCACGCGAATTCTCTCAACCATTTCAATGTCGACTCCAAATAACGACTCGTGTACGCTTCTGTAAATGTTGCCGTTTCCTTGTACCATTCTTGATATGTTTTTATCCAATACATGAGTACCCCCTGTAAGTCTTTTGATTCCAATGTCGCGTGACACGCTTCGATGGGGACGATAGAGTCGTCGAGGTGAAACAAGTGCGTAAACAATTGGTTTTCGCGCAACGTCCGGACGCTTTTCCAGCGACCCACATCTCGCCATTGTCGTTCATTATCGCTACAGCTGCTGCTACCGCTGCTGCTACAATCGGAATTGTAACCCGAAGCTCCTCCTTCCGTTGTGGGCGGAGTTTCATCTTCGTCGCGTGGGTAGTCGGCGCATTGAGTCACTCGCGCTAGCAAATCAAAAAGACTGCGTTTGAATTGTCGATGGCGTCGAGCGTGTCGCAACCCGACTTCAAATTCCACGCCCCAATGCTGAAAATTCTTTTGCAGAATGTAAATGTCGTGGATGGGACAAAAGACCATAGGATTCATGTAGTGATGCGTTTGAGTCATGGGCGCGCGTAAACCTGTCACGCCCCGACAGTAGCTGAACCCGAAATCGATCATGATGGGACGATAGTCATCGTACGGCAATATGGTACGCGTGCCGTCGTTGAACGTGTACACGTGTTTACTTTGCGACGCTTTCACCATAAGAATGTTGTCGAAATGCAAGTCGTAATGGGTGAAATCGCAGATTTCTCTGGCCACTTTGAGCATGCAATAGAGATGCAAATAAATGAGCTCTTTTTCGCTCGTGTTCAGCTCGTCCATAGCGTCGTACAGAGTGAATTCGTGTTCGATAAACTCCATGACAATACACTGCGATTTCGCCGTTTCCTTATAGTCCAGCAGTCGAGGGAAAAAAGATTTCATTCTCTGGTCGCTGTTCAAGACGAGCATAACGTCGCGTTCGTGTTGCAAATTCACGTCCGGTAAGCTATTGGTCTTGTAAATGGCTTTCTTTTTTTTATATTTTCCCTCGTAGACGGTGCCGTAGTTTCCTTGTTTGGATAGTTTTTTCATCGTATATGTGTGTTTATGTGTCTCGGTTGATTCTTTTTAGGAGCCAAATAAATTTGATTCACCACGATTACCTGTAAATTTTACAGATATATTGAACGTCGAGCTAAAAGAACGTATTACCACAATAAAAATGACTGAAAAGATGGTTTCTCAAGAAAAGATGGTTCGTCAAGGAAAGTTGCACGTGCGTCAAAAGAAGCAGACGCGCAACGAGAGCATCAAGTCGTGCAAAGAGACACTGGAACGGCTCATCAACACCTATCAGATGGAGCCAGAGTTTGCTCACGATTTGGAAGAGTTTAGCAAGCTCTTTGCGTCCATGTTGAAAACGCTCGAAACGGTGAAAAAGACGCGCAACAATGCCAACACGGGATTGGGTAAGAGTCGACCCGTCACGGCCGCCACGCGCGCTTTCATCAAGCAAGTGTCTGGCGACGACAACGACAACGGGGCGTGTTCTCGTTCCGTTCTCACCAGTCTCATCAGCCGCTACGTCAAGGAAAAGCAACTTCAAACCCACGAACGCAAAACCTTGTTCCAATGCGACGAGGCGTTGTGTAGCATTCTCCAATGTACCGCCTCCATGTGCAACGATGCCAAGAAATTGGAAAAGTACTTGGAACTCGAGTGCATTCAAAACCGCGCCTACATGCAACAGTATATAATCGGCTTACTCGAGTCTGGTTCAACCATTGAGTTGGCGGACGAGCTGAAGTTGCGTGAAAACGATTTGATTTCCTGGACAGAATTACAGAAGATTTTGTTTTTAACTTTCGAAGATGAACAGCAAAGCAGCCCTAGCCAATAAATTTGCCGAGAAAGCCGGTTTGACCGATGCCAAATCGACCACCATCCCATCGTGTAAGTCCATCAACAAGCCGGCCGGACTTTTTATTGGCGAAGACAATTTGAAGTCTTCTGGATGGAAACCTGAACTGATGGCTGTTGGAAAACCTCATAAACTTGTAACTCGAAAACTCGACCCCATTACCAAAGGCTTTGAAGAAAAGCCAGGTATTCTTTTGGATGCTCCACGCCTTCTCATTTTACGTTCGTCACCGTTACTTTGTAAAAATCTTAACACTGGTTATGTTGATGGCTTGTGGAATGCTCCTCTGCACAAACCGGTATCTTATTTGAGATGTATGAGACGTCATTTAGTTTTGTTTGTCGATGAAAAAAATGAGCCGATGCACACTCGTCCCATTCAATTGAGTGCTATGGGACATTTTATGTATAACTTTGATAAAATGTATGAGAAATTTGTTGTCACCATGATGGCCCAGGAGAACTTGCCTTTTGGCGGTAAATTGGACGACACTACGGACAACAAACAGCTCTACTTTTCCAGCTTGTTTGTTTACGCTCCTATTTTCCAGTCGCAAGCCGTCGGCACGCCACCCAATTCGTCGATGGCGTGCATCACTACCGATTTCAAACCCAGCGTCATGATTGAAGCCAACGATGAGCACATGGAAGTTTTCCAAGCCGGAAAGAATTGGTGGAAAAAGGCCGTCAAAAGTTTGTCGTCACTGGAACCTTCTCCCACTCCAACCGTGGTCGACTCGAATTTCGGCGGCGGCGAGAACATTATCTACGAAGAAGAAGTCGACTTTTAATTTTCTTTGTGTTGGTAGTCACATGTAGTAGTGATGGTAGAAAAACAGTAGTTGGTAGTAGTTGGTAAACTTTCAATATTTTTCACATTTTAAATATTGAAAGTATATAACAATAAAATATGTCTGACGTGATAAAGTTGGAAAAATTGCCCAATTATGATTGTATTTTGCCCAACCAATACACGTATAAAGATCGAAAAGCTAGAGGTTCGAAAATTATCATTGTCGGCAAACCCGGTTCGGGTAAATCGACGTTGCTCAAATCGATTCTGAAAGCCAAAAGCGATATCATTAAAACGGGCATTGCCATGTCCGGCAGTGAAGGTGCCAATGAATTTTATAGGGAATTTTTCCCGCCACTTTTCGTCTACGAAGAGTACGACGATCAAGTGCTAGCCGACGCTTTGACACGTCAATCCAAGGTTATTAGCAACAAGGAATTGGCCGACGAAGACAAGTGGTTGGCCGTCATTTTAGACGATTGTGCAGATCAGCCTAGCGTTTTTAGACAGAAAATTCAGAAAACTTTGTTTAAAAACGGAAGTCATTTTAGAATGTTTTACATTATATGCATGCAATTCGCGTTGGACATGCCGTTGAACGTGCGCACGGCCGTCGACGGCGTCTTTCTCTTTCGCGAAACCAACTTGGAATCGCTCAAGCTCATGTACGTCAACTACGCCGCCATCGTGCCGTCGTTTGACTTGTTCAAACAACTCATGCTCCACTACACGGGCGACCATCAATGTCTCTTTTTGAACAACGCTCTCCAGTCCAACGATTGGAAACAGTGCGTCTACTATTGTAAAGCCGACGTGGTCGACGGTTCGTGGCGTTTCGGTTCTTTCGACCTGCACCAATGGAACAACGAACGATTCAATCCGTTGTGGGACGATCCAGAGTATCAAATGAATCAAGCACTCAAAGAGTTGCCTACTACTAATCGCTAAACATTTGCGTCCATATCGGTGTTCCGTCGCTTTTACGCACGGCGCCGACACCGATTCGTTTGTACGACGTGCCCAAAATATTGCTACGGTGACCCGGTGAATTCATCCATCCTCGCATGACGGCTTCGGGTGTCCCGTAGCCTGCGGCGATATTCTCTCCTATGGCTCCCCACGGGTAGCCGGCTTTACGAGCCCTATCTCCCGGAGTTTCGCCGCTGGGATTGTTATGATCGAAAAATCGTCGACTGTTCATGTCGGCGCTGTGCGCGCGGCTAATGTCGGCCAATTTGGAGTCAAACACCAGTTGAGCTAGACCGCGACTCGATCTTTCGGCGTTGGTGATTCTCGCCACTTGACCTTCCCATCCATCAGGAGCCGGTAGAGAAGGTTCAGCTGGTCGTCGCGGTCCCGAAGACGACGAATTCAACAAGATAAGCACCACTACAAAGAGTAGAAACCCACCAAAGACCAATAACATTTTTTGAGAATTTAACATTTTATCTCTATTAAAGGTAGATTATTGTAAAAAAAACTAGGCCGCCATGACGACAAACAGCAGCAGCAGCGTCTACATTATCGACGATTTGTTGGACGAAATCGACGTGTTGAATTTGTTGGCGGCCGTTTCGGACGAAAAGGAGAATTTCTTTCCAACGGGCACTGTGACCAACGCGGTCGACTATCGTCGATCGACCATGATGAATGTGACACCGGCTTTTATTCGACAACTGTTTCACCATAAAGTGATCTCTTTACTGCCCGAAATGTGCCGTCATTTATGGCATCCCGATTTCATCTTGGACGACTCGGCTTTCGAGTGTCAAGTGACTCGCAGCGGTCACGGTGATTTCTATTTGGAACACACGGACAATTGTACACCGTGCGAATTACGCGAACTCACCTACGTCTACTATTTTCACACCAATCAGTTCACCGGTGGAGAATTGGTCTTTATCGACGATGGCACTATTGTGAAACCGCTTCGAAACCGTCTCGTCGTTTTCGATTCGTCGCGCATGCATCAAGTGTTGCCCGTCACCGTGACGGGTGCCAACACGTTCGAAAACGGTCGTTTCACCGTCAACGGCTGGATCCGACGACGTGCCGACCCGTAAAAAAATTCAAAATAAGATGTGTGTTATTTTGAATTTTGTATATGCGTGTGCGTGTGTGCGTGTGTGTGTTTAATATCGCGTGGCGATAGTGACGTCGCCAACATTGTTGACCATTTCTCTGTAGAGTGGAATCATGCCGCTCGTTTGCATGACCATTTCGTTGTCGGGTGAAAATTCGGCTCCCGCGTTGATGTTGTGTCCACCGTACGTGGACTGGTATTTGAGCAAACCCAATTCGTTGGTGGTGTCGTTGTGTCGACCGCCCATCACCGTCATGGCTCCTTCGCGCAAATCAATGTGCGGCGTGACGGCCGGTTTGAACCAATTGTCGCCCGATAGAGGAGCGATAGGCAAATCGCCTCGAATGGGATCACCGAGAGAAAAGAGTCGGCTCATCTTGTTGGCGTAGACGGCGCGCGGGTAAATGACTGGCTGCAATTGACCGCTATGGCTCAAACCCAACGGGTTCATGGGATCCACGGCCAAGTATTGCGTGTCGGGTACGGGTCCTTGCAGAGCCGAAGTGTAGGGAACGTCGGCGACGCGCGGTGCCACGTTACTCGTCTGATTGGGAGGCACAGTGTAATTCAAGGTGAAATTGGTGGTGGGCGGTGCCAACATATCGCTAGCTTCAGCGCGACGCGGACGCACCAGCATGTCGCTGCTCATCATTCTTGCCGGTTGAGGCACCATCGATGCCGCCGGTTGTCTAGTGGTGTTGTAATCGAGCGTGGTCGTCATGGCTCGAGGAGGAGGCTCTTCGAATCGATACGACAAGGGCGGCATGAATGTTTCAATGAGGGACGGCGATTTTCTTTTCGTCCACGCGGCGCACAATCCGACAGCAATTAAAAGTGTCAATATAACTTGAATCATTTATTATTAACATCCACATGTTGTGAAATATTTTGCGAACGACTGAGCGCGTCTTTAGCGTCGAACGAGAAAATAGTAAAGGCCGATTCCTGCAGCCATAGCAGCGATGAAAAATCCTAGGCAAGCGTAATCCATATTTTATTATAACGTGGTTTTAATCAAATCATATCCTTGTTGAAAAAGTTTTATTTTCGTCTCATGATCCAACGAAATGATGGATTCCACTCCGCCTCCGTCGGCTTCGAATTCGTAGAGACGATGAATTTTCGAGCACGCTTCGAGACGCGACTTGTCGAGCAAACGACTCGGTACACTAAAGACAATGTCGACCAATTCTTTGAGACCCGGTGCCGGTGGCGGAAGTGTCGTCGGCAACGGTAACGTTCGCGGTCGAAAACATAGAGCCATGATTCGTTCGCTGAAATCAAAATCTTGAGCCACATCGACGGCCAAATTGTTGACGATGCCTCCATCCATGTAGACGTGCTGGGTTTCGACGCAGCGCGGCAACGTTCCCAACGGGATGGCGCAACTGAAGAGAACGGCGTTAATGACGCTATAGTCGGGTGTAGTGATGACGCTGAAAATCTCTTGTCGCCGCATCGTCACGTTGAAGGCAATGACAAAAAAAAACTTGCCAGTTTTTTTGAATAGTTGCTCGAACGTGACTTGAACATCGAGATAGGTGGGCATAACGGTGGGCAGTAGACTGTGCACGTACGGCGGCCGCGTGCTAAACTGGAAAATCTTTTTCAACGGCAACAGATCGTACTGTTGCGACGGCGTGTGACCGCACAGGAACAGCAAACAAATGATGCTACCGACGCTCGTACCGCAATACGTCGTGATGCGTTCCAAATGGCCGTGCTCTTTCAAGTAGTGCAAGCCGCCCAAATACTGGACGCCCTTGAATCCTCCGCCGCCGATGACGAGCGTGTCGCACAGCTCGGTTCTCTGACAATTTCCATTACCAATATCGAAATTGTAGTGATGGAAATGGCCCATAATTTATTTATATCGTGTGTGATAAATATATTATTTTTCTTGGAGTGAATTTTTTAAAGATAAAAATGAATAAGACTCCAATTTACAAAATTTTGCACAACGACAACACGGCAGATAGGCTGGACCGTTTGGAACGTTTGTTGGAACGCGTGCTCCAGCAACAGCAGCAGCGAATAATGCCAGCGGCGGCAACAATCGCTACACCCCCCACCATGTACGCTCCTTCGAATGTGGTCAAGAGCCAAGCGGATTGCGTCAAATGCGCGACGCGGGCCGCCACGTCGGAAAAGGTGCTCTATTTCGCTCTCGGCGGTGTTCTCGTTCTCCTCGTCACTTTGACGATTAAAAATATGAAAAATAACCGAGGCCAAAAGTACGGCAGATAACCTTAAAAAGTGGAAACATGTTTTGCGATTTCTGTATGTTTAGTAGCGCCAACGACGGGGAGTTTAAGAAACATTTTCGTCGCGCCCCCTGTCGCACGGCTCGATCGATTCTTTTCTGTTGCAAATTGTGCGACTATGTCGGCCACTCGATCAAAGACATCAAGAAGCACGCGTGCACTCGCGTTCGCTTCGAATTCAACGAAATGGAACGTTTGCGAACGGCGCAACTTTTGCCGACCCCTCATCAACTCGTCACCACCGTCGCCGAGCACGAATGGTACAAGATGGAACAACAATTGAAAGAAGTACGCGTCATCATGAACAATCCCAACTTGCAATTGACGCACGTGTCGCTGAGTAATCGCGAACAATTGTTGCTGGTGCCCGGTAAATTGCTCTACTCGCTGTGTCAGTACCGCAAATGGCTTCACGCCCCTCACGTCGGATTGCCCAATTTATCGGTGGAAAACATTTGTCAAGTGATTCGCAATCGTCGCTACGCCGATCGTTTTTTCGTTTTCCAAGTGCACGACGAATGCGATGTGCGTCACTATTTCAAACTCTTGTTCGCCAAAGCCGATGCCGCCTATTGGCCTTTTTGTGTCGACAATGCCACCATCACGCATTGGGTGTACAATTCGACGTGGTGTCCCTTTTCGAAAACGGTCGACGGTCAAGTGTACGTCAAACAGACGCGCGACGAGCTGTTGAACGCGCTCTACGAATCGCGCTACACCAATTGGCATTGGTCGCGAATGTCTCGCGGCGATTTCCATCGATTCGTGTGTCGCGAGTGGACGACGTTGCACTACAAGAACATCATAAAAATCGTGGGCAGTCTGGCCGATGTCATCAATCACCAGTGGACAGATTTGGAAGCGGAGCAGGGACGCGTTCGCGAAAAAATCGAGAAACTCTTTCCGACGCTTTTCGATTTTGTGAGTTTTTGGGACGCGGGCGTGGACGCGGTCGTCAATCGAGTTGAGCTCAACGATTTGACTCTTGACGACGTGGATCTGTACGAGTGTGTGGAACTGTCGTTGACGTTCGAAGAGGCCGTGTCTCGTTTTGTCGGCAAGAAAAAGCAACGCGGATGGCTGCCTTTGATGCGAGTTTTTCGCTCGAGCAATTGAATCGTCACTACGGTTGCTCGGCTCCCAATAAACGCGTCTTGTACGAAATGATTTTCGGTGTGCCCGTGACGGACGACGACGTTTGGAATCTCCCCGTTTTCGACGAGTACAAGAAAAAGGAACAAGAATTCGAAAAGTATATCGTGTCGCCTCACGATGTCGAAGAAGGTGTTCTCATTTGTCACAAGTGTAAATCGAAAAAAATCACGGCCTACAGTCGTCAGACGCGCAGTGGCGACGAACCGATGACCGTTTTTGCTAAATGTAGTATGTGTCAACATCAATGGGTTCAATAAATGAGAAGACCACAAGTCCTTTTTCTCGTCTTGTTATTTCTAACGATTGGTCTAGTTGTAGTCATTATTGCTAAGCAGCGACGACGCGTTCGCGAGTCGTACGTCATCAATTCACCTTCGGCCGTCTCGTTGTTGCATCGATTGAGTGAAGCCATGCGCGACATTTTAAGTAGTACTAGTAGTGGTGGTGGTGGTGGTGACTACTTGACGGCCATGTTGAACGGTCGCGACGTGTACAACGAGTTTACCATGGAGGAGGGTAGTCGATCGTACACGGAGAATAAGAAACGTATCGTCGTCTGTTTACGTAAAAACCCCAATGAATTCTATTCGTGGAACAGTTTAATGTACGTCCTGTGTCACGAGGTGGCGCACGTCATTTGCGACGAATTGCATCACACGGAGAAATTTAACGCCATCAACGCGGCGCTTTTAAAACGCGCTGAGACGTTGGGCTACTACGATCCACGAGTACCGTTCGAATCGAATTATTGTGGTTTATAGAATTATGATAAAGTATAGAATAAAAAGAAATATGGACGCCAAAGATGTTTACATTGTTCCCGTTTTCGGTGGCTACGGTACACCCAGCCAGGTGGCACCCGAACGATTGGTCAAGGGAGGCTACACGCGCATGACGGACGCCTACACGGGTAAAGATCAAGTGGTGACGTACGTGCGTCGCACTATTATTCCCGAATAAGCGGAAAAAAATTGCTAGCTAAATTGGATACAATTACCTAGTAAATAAACAGAGAAAAATATGGATATCGAATCCGGACACGAAGAAGTTTACAAGCCGTTGACGACTAAAAAGCATGCTCCGCCAGAGTCTCGAGCGTCGCGTCGCTACGCGCTCTTTCTAACGGCTACCAAAGTGCTCTGTTTGTTGATGGTGTTGAGTCTTTTGGGATACTACGTCTACGTGACGGTGACGATGGACGACGCGACCGCTCAGTTGGTACGCGACGTGAGTAAATTGAAACAGCATCATCATCATCAGCAGCATCGCAACAAGACCAGCAACGACGACGTTCCCGAATGGTTTACGCAAGTGCTCAATTTGACGCGCAAAGGTTTCGTTCACATTAGCCTGCAACCGTTCCCCCCGGAAGCTCCCGAACCAACCACGCACAGGCGTCCCACTACGTCTACAACCACTACGCCTGCAACCACTACTACGTCTACAACCACTACGCCTACAACAACGACGTCTACAACCACTACGCCTACAACAACGACGACTGTTGAACCTCCCACGACTAGCAGTACTACTACGTCGACGACAGAGAGTACTCCTGAAGATAGTACGACCGAAAGCACTACGACGACCACCGAAACTATCGATCACGATTATACACTTTAAAAAAACTTTTAATTTCAAAATGTATTTTAGACATGTTGAAATTAATTAATCTAGTTTATGATAGTTTGTATGATGAATGGTTCTCTTGAAATTGTTTTCGTGTCACGTGTCTGCGTTTTAACGGGTAATTACACAATGGAAGATTACGTCATGACTCGCCATCAACCGCCTTTGCTGGCTTCCGATTTCAGGAACCAAATCATGGTCGGCTACGACGGTCGACGCTATGATAGCGTGGCCAATTCTCACGGCAGATACTATTGGCGATGCGTCGACAAGACGTCGTGTTGTCGTGGGTTGTACGATGAATCGTTGCCTCGAAAATTGGAAGCCATGAACGAAGACGTGGACGCGTTTGTTCATCTGCTGGAGAGCGACTCGTCGCTTTCGTTTAGCAGTTTTTCTCGTTCGTGGTGGATGCGAAAACCGTTGACGTTTCTCAAAGAGATCGCCATGTATCACGGTTGGCGAGAAATAGATTTCCTTCCGAAAGCCATGAAAATGAATTATATCGATTATTTTATGTCGTACCCGTCGTCGGCCGAAGCGTTCGGCGACCAACTTTTTTTGAAAAAATATTTCGTTTCGCGTCGTCAAATCACCGACGCCTACCTGTCGCGTCTCACTCTGGAACAATTGACGCGAGTCATTGCCTGGTTCCGATTGGATGTCACCGCCGACTACAAAAAAGCCATCATCGGCTACATTCAATCGGGATTAAATTTGAAATAATAATTTTATATATCTTTTTTAGGATATGTAAAATAAGACTGTGTGCGTGTGTGAATAAATGTGCGATTACAGTAAATTTTGCACGACCGACGACGTCAACTACCAAAGTTTGACGACGGAAATCTATCTCAACGCCAGTCTACAGACACTCAATCAGATTTTGAAAAAAGTTTTGGATTTCGAAGCCGAACGCGTGGATCTCATCAGCTACGACGACATACCGTACATTATCGAACGTTTCAAAGGCATGCCCGACTACGCCTCAAAAAACGCCATCTACTTTACTTTGGGTTATTTGGCTCTGCGTCACGAGTGGGACGTGATTTGGAGAGTTCAAGAATTATTTTCGACATGGCTTGATGTCCCTTTAGCATCTCATCACACGATACGCTACTATCGCTATCTAAAACTTGCACCATCTGCTGCAAGTCTTTGATTTGAATCAGTTTGAAAATGATGGCATTATTGATGATGAGGTAAAATTGTTTCTTGTCGTAGGGACACTTCATGACGAAGCGTTCGAGAATGTATTGCTTGACGCACGATCGATTCGTGTCGCGAATGTCTTCGTTTTCCTGACGCAATGAATCGATAGTTTGATGAACATTTTTCGGTAACGACGCCGACGACGACAAGATGTACTTTTCGACGTAAACTTGTTGGCTGCGAGTGGTGCAACGGCTGAGCAGAGCGACGTGATCGACGTTTTTGATTTTCATCTCTCGGAGTGCCGCGCGTTTGTTTGTTTTAGTAAATAATTTCTTGAGGTATAAGATCGACAACGGGATCGGGGGTCGGTGTGATTTCCGCCGGTTGAACGAACGCCGATTGCGGTTGAGCCATACCGTTGTAGTCGAAAGGCATGGTGTTCATCGTGTCGAGCGATTGCATGTCGTGCGGCAACGTGCTGCCGTTTTCCTCCACACCGTAGGGATCGACAACGGGTTGCGGACCGGCCGCGTAGCCGTCCATCCACGAACAGCCGCCCAAACAGATGGACTGGTCTGCCGGCACTGCCGATTGAGATTGGGGCTTTCTGTTGCTGACGACGTAGATACTGGAGGTCGGCGACGACACGGCTGGGGAAACGCTGGTCGGCGAGTCGCGCGTTTTGTAGAACACGAATGAAAATAGCAAGACGACTGTGGTCGATAGAGCCAAAAATATGTAGTTCATCTTTATTGGAGTGAAAAGTTTTGAGTGGGCGGTAGAACCATATGCACGATTTCGTCCTTGTAGGTGACGGGTTTGGGCGGCATGGTCGGCGTCGGAGCCAGTCGCATCGACTGTTCCTGGCTGACGTTGTACATTAGGGATTGGGCATCGTAGCGATCGAGTTGCGCTATATCCCAATCGGATCGAATCAGAGTTACAATATCACTACTATTCATGGTTTTATTATGGAAGTTAAAAAATTGAGTTTCTATTTTAAACAAAATTAGGTTTAAAGAAGCGTTCTTGCCAACGTAAAACTCGCAAACATTATGGAGTATCTTATGAAGTTGAGTGAATTGTGTTTGTCGGCACCCGTTGCCGCTACCGTAGTGTCCACCGCTACCAACGCTGAAGCAGACGATGGTGCTCTTTTGGATGAAATCAAGCGTCATCAAATTGCCATGACGGACGACGATGGCACGTATCAAGTGTATTGTTCTTCTTCTCCTCAATCGGAATTCGAGTGTCTCATTCGCGGCTACATTTTCAAGGGACGTCAATTGATCTATCGAGGATTTCCTTTCACGGAAGAAATGACATGCGACAATGTGACGCGTCTGGACAAAATCAATCTGGCCGACTTTAAGATTTCGTGGTCGTACGAGGGAACGATCGTAAAATTTCTGTACGTCGACGGCAAATGGCTCATGACGACGCATCGCAAACTGAACGCTTTCAAATCGCGTTGGGCCAGCAAAACGTCGTTCGGTCACCTGTTTGTCGAAGCTTTGCAGAAAGATTACGGTTTCTCATCGTACGAAGACTTTCTCGACCAATTGCAAACGACGCGTCGCTACCATTTCATCTTGATCAACAACGCCGATAATCGTATCGTCGTTCGACCCGAATTGCAAAAAGAGAGCATCTATTTGGTGTTGGTGACGGACGAGCGCGATCAGCGGCTCAAAGTCCACGAAGCCATTGGATTCATTCCCATCAACGAAACGATTCGTTTTGATACGGTCGTCGATCTCGTGCGAGCCGTGAGTGCCATCAATCCGTTCGAAAAACAAGGCGTACTCTTGTTTTCCGACGACTACCGCGTCCAGTATCGCGTTTTGAATTCCGCCTACGCCGACTATGCCAGCGTGCGCAACAACATTTCGTGTCGAGCCTTTTGCTATTGCATCGCTCGTCGCGATGCCGATAAACGACGCAAGTATTTGGAATTGTATCCCGACAGCGCCCCGATCGCCGATTGGTTCGAATTGCGAATTCCCGTCATCGCGGCCGAATTGCTGCTGGCCTACAAGAATCGATACATCATGAAAAACTACGTGCACGTCAGCCAGGAGCGGCACGGTCTCTTGTTGAAAATTCAGCAATACTACGTGGAAACGAAACGTCACCACCCGGTTCACAAACGAATCACGTTGGCCGACGTGACGCGCATCATCAACGCGTACGACTATCCAGCTCGCGTCTTCAAAATAGCCTACCAGAAAGATAAACCTCAATACAATGGTGTCAAGAAATAAATACAAAAAAAATACCAATGTCTACTAGTTTTAGTATATCCCACCTGATTGTACAACCCGAACCAACCTCACCCTCCCTTAAAAATAGACATTGGTATTTCACACAATAAAAAAAGTTTACAACACTCGATTGCCTGACGTTTGGTCGCCCACAGTTGACTGTAGGAGTTGTTACGGCGTGTGTGTGTGTGTGTGCGTCGAATGATGAACTCTTTTATAGTTATCAACGGTCGTCGTACAACGTGTAACATTGGCAATGAAGTCATTTACTTGGAACGTCACGAGCTGACACCTAAGATTAGGATTGCGTATTCATCTTACAATTATTGGGAATCTATTAGTTGTCGCATAAAAGTCGGATTCGCCAGTGGCAGAACGAAATCTGGATTCATTTTTGGCAAATCCTATATGGGGTTTACATTTGAAGCCAGTGTAACTATCAACCTTGATCCAACTGTTATTCTACTAATGGTTTATCTGGACAATTGGATGTCGATAAAAAAATTCGAATGGGATTTACGATTTAAACCCTTTCCACTGGAATTAAAGTTACGGAGCGCCATTTGTATCCGTGCCAATAGTCTCGATACATCATCATTGCCGCAAAGTTTACAACACTACGTGGCTTCGATTGGTCAAGACGACGCCTAGCGTTGTGTGTCGCCTAGCGTTGTGTGTCGCCTAGCGTTGTCGTTGTCCGGCGCCGGCGGCGATTAGAGCGATGACGACGACAAAGACGGCGATACCGATGATGACGACGGCGGTGATGTTGACGGGCGACGATGGAGGAGGATTCGGTCTAGGCAGCGGCGACGGACCTGGCGACGGACGAGGCGGCGGCGGCGGCTGAGGTGGAGCTTCAAATTTGCAATTGATGGCGTTCTTATTGTCTGAAATGTTGACATTATTATTGTTTAAATTGTCGAAAACGATTTGGCAGACGTCAGATGGGCACGTGGCGTTTTTGACGTCTTGAGTTTTCAAATAGGGTGCCGTGGCGCACGCCGGATACCAGCACCCGTCATTGAAGGGAATATGGGGTTTGACGTTGCGATAATTGGGATCGGTGGATCGTTCGACGCATTTGCAATCGGGATTGTTGGGATGTTTGACGCAATAGTTTTGCACGATCGTGTCCTTGATGTCGGCCGTTTGAGTGTTGTAAAACAGGCGACACTCGTCTCCCACCTGCGTCGTGCTGTTGATGTTGCTGCACTTTTCAAAAGGTTTACCGCTTAGAGGATCCAGAGCGCACAGTGTCGCTTCGCTGCCGCACAGTCGTTCCATCATGAGTTTGTAATTGTCATTGTCACCGAATAAACGTTTGTAATTGTCAATGACGTTGATGCTATTCATTTCATCGATATCGTATTTGCAAACGAGATTGGGAGCTTTGACTTGCCATTCGACAGAGCTCAATGGATCTACGCGACCGTCATTGAGCCCGACGTCGCATTCTTTACGATCGGGAGGCACGCAAACGCGTCGTTGAGGGCAGAATCCACCGACGCACGATTCGAACGACGTGGTTTCGTCTTCGATGCCGCCCGTTTTGTTGCATGGCAATTGTTCTGTCGAGATACTGCATGTACCGAAAGAACACGCTTGGTCGGTCGTGTACGAGTCGCGCGTGCTTGTCTGTTTCTTGAATCCGGTGTAAGACATGTGTTTATAATAAATGTATATACCTTTTACGTTACCACGACAGGTGAAGTACGAGGTCAGAAAAAAATTGACTCTGCGACCCGAAGACAAAAGGAATACGATAAATGTCACAGTCGAAGAATGCGTTAATCCAGTTGAACGATTTGGCCATGAAACATGGGTTCCAAGTCAACACTACATTTTCCATCGCGATCTCGCCGATAGCGTCGACACATCATCAACCCCTGTTTACGTGTAGGTTGCAAGTGGACGAGATGGTGACTCGCGAACACACGGGTCGCAGTAAACAGGAAGCCAAAAGAACGGCGGCTATTGAATTACTGGAACTACTACAACGTCATCACAATCGACAAAAGCCCTATTTTTCGGTACCCATCGATCCGTTTCTCTTTTGGAACGGGTCGGCTCACAAGGTCAGCGTCACGATGGGCGGTGAAACGCGGGTCGTTTCCGTTTCATGCGACCGCATTTCATATCACTATCGTCCGCCGCCGCCGCTGCCGGCGACCAATCAAACAACGGTATAAATTTGTTTTCAATATTTTGTTGTATTGGAAATCTTGAAAACACACACACAAATTAAGTTAAATTTCTGTACTGTTGAGGGACGTCTTTGACGAATCCCAATTTGGCCAGAGTGATGAGCGCTTCGTCGGCAGCTTTTTCTTGGGCTTCTTTTTTCTTGTTACTCGTACCGACGCCTAGCAATTGGTTCTTGTTGTAGGCTCGACTGACGAACATGTTGTTGTCGGCCGAACGCGAGTCCTCGTAGCGCAACTGCTGCAAATGCTGGCGCTGTTCGTCAAACAACTCTTTGAGTCGCGTTTTGCCGTCAACGAGTGCTTCATATTTGATAGAAATGGACAATTCATCGAATATGGAGGACAACAATCGGTAGCACAAATCGTATCCGGCTCCGTTGAACCATACACCTTTAATTTCGTAAATGGTTTCGTTGATGACCTCTTCGAAACAGCCAAAAAAGGCTTCGAATACATCTTCTAGTAGATTTTTTTTACGTTTAATTCTTTCTTCATTCTCTGTGGAAATGTAGTTCCAGAATCCGAGCTTCTCCGAAATGATGTTGAGCTGACCTTTGGAACCGTACTTGATCTTGAGTCGAGCGACAATGTTGACGCCGTCGCTGGTGCGCAATTGCGGGAAACGATTGTACATGTAGGACACGATGAACTTGTTGACGGTCGAATCGCCAATCTGTTCGTGGTACTCGTAATTGTTGGCCTTGTCGTAGTTGACGCTGGTGAAGGCGTTACCGAATTTGGCCATACGTTCCTCGGTCAAACAGAGTTCGATAAATTCTTTCTTGAGTTTCGCTCGAGAAAACAAATCATAAATGAGATTATAAAAACGAATAGATCTGTCACCGTGATACATGCTGTTTATAATTAGGAGGTTGACAAAAGCACTGACGATCCTAGCGTGCCATCGCAACCGCAATCACCTTCGTCAACTTCACCACCAAAGAGGTTGAAACAGTCCACCATGAAGTAGATGAGGAAGACGCTGACGAGAGCCACGAAAAGCCAAAAATAACGACCCTGTTTAATCGTCAAATCTTCTTGTATATTTTGAGCAGCATACATGTTTATTTATACGACGAATATTTAAAGAACAATAAATAATAAAGAATGGCTGACTACGTTGAAGCTTCTTCTACTAAAAAAATGCCCGCGTGGAAATCGGCTATTTTCGTCGCGACGGTTTTCGCTCTGGTATCGCTACCGTTTACGCGTCGAACGCTCGAACGAACGATACCAGCGCTACAGGACAATAACGTTCTCTATTTGGCTACCGTCACGGTTATCATGTACGTCGCGACGCTGCTCATAATTCAAGGTTCTAACTAAAAATAAATGGTAGTAATGAAGACGACGACAGAGATCGTCGCAATAGAAATATAGGCATTTTTTTCCTCGTCTTATTCGTGGTGGTGGCGCCGATCGTCGGCGTTCTCGTCTACGTGTCGCGTCGACAAACATCCGGTGGCGGCACTCGTCCACCCAATCCAAGTCCAGGTCCGGGTCCTGGTCCGGGTCCTGGTCCTGGTCCAAATCCACCGGTTCCGCCATCGAAATTGTGCGGACGACGATTGATTACAACGTTCGACCCGCAAATCGTCGCGGGAACTGACGCTTACGCCGGCAAATGGCCGTGGATGGTGAATCTGTTTAATTGCGGCGCGACCTTGATTTCCAACAGGTGGGTGCTGACGGCGGCGCATTGTATCTCCGACGCCGATTCTAACGATTTAGATTTGTTGTTTGGCGCGTTCGACACGTCTAAAAACGAGAATCAACGCATTTTGGTCAAAGCCAAACGCGTCGTCATTCATCCTCAGTACGAGAAAACCACACTCAAAAACGATATCGCTCTCATCGAATTGCCGGCGCCCATCGTGTTCGACGGCTACAAGCAACCCATCTGTCTGCCCACGCCCAATATGGTGACCCAAGGCAAAAATTTATACGCCGCCGGCTGGGGTAACACGCGTCCCGAAGCGTTTCCCGCTACGCGAGCGACCAAACTGCAAGACGTCTTGCTGCAAGAAGTGGCACCGTGCACCGAATTCAACATCAATCCGGCTCAACAATTGTGCGCCAGCAATCCGACGGGCGGTCGTATCTGTTTCGGCGACAGCGGTGGACCGCTCATGTTGCAACAGGGCGAAAATTGGCACATTGTCGGCATCATGTCGTTCGCGACGGATCCTTGTACGAAAGGTGCGGGTGGTTTCGTTCGGGTATCTCACTATTTACAATGGATTAAAGAAACCACTGGTATTCAACAATAATATAAAGAGTGCTACAGTAATGGAACAACGAGATTTTTGGATTATATTTTTGGTATTTGTCATTTTGGGCGTGGTTGGCGGTGTAGTCTTGTCTCGATCACCGACTTCGGGAGGTGCGAAACCGCCGCGACCTGGCCCTAGTCCTGGTCCGGGTCCTAGTCCTGGTCCGGGTCCGCAACCTAGACCCACAGGTGGTTGCGGCAACGTGGGCACGCAGAGCGGCGTGCAATCGTACGTCGTCAACGGCAAGGATTCGTTCGCCGGTAAATTTCCCTGGATGGCATCACTCGGTGGCTGCGGAGGAAGCGTGATTGCTCCGTCGTGGATCTTGACGGCGGCTCACTGCAATATAGCCGTCGGAGCTCAAATCGCTGCCGGTGTTTTCAATCGAGCCGTGCAAGAACCGCAAAGGCAAACGCGAACCGTTAAACGCGTCGTCAATCATCCGACGTGGAATCAAGGCGACAATTTCCGCGGCGATATCGCTCTACTGGAAGTCGATCGTCCGTTCGAGTTTACGCAATTCGTCAAACCCGTGTGTTTGCCGGCCAACGCGACGATGGATTTGAAACCGATGGTCATCACGGCCATGGGTTGGGGGTCGGTGACAGGCGACAGAGGCAGTTCGGCGACCATCATGCAAGAAGCGGAAGTTCGCGAAATGACGGCCACCATCCCGATAAAACCTGAAGAACAGTTTGCCGCCGGAGGGGGAACGAATACGACGACGTGTTTCGGCGACAGCGGTGGTCCTCTGATCGTCATGCTCAACGGACGAGCGACTCAAGTGGGCATCGTGTCTTTCGGCACCAACCCGTGTCGTCCGCCGTCGTACTATACGCGCGTGTCGTTTTTCACGTCGTGGGTGGAATCGGTCGTGGGTGCCGTGTCAAAAAACTAGTCAGCCGGCCGATACCGGGCGTGGATCCCATCGTTCCAGCGGCCGCCTCTCCGCAGCCAGCGCCCGATATTTGGCCGTCACCACCACCACCACCACCACCACCTCGCGGCGACGTAGTCGTTCGTCGGGTCGTGTGGCGACCCGTCAATCGTGTTTGGGCGCCAGCGTGGCGTCGTCGGATTTGAGTACGCTCCGCTTGTTTTCGTAGTCAAAAAGAGAAAATGGGTTCAGGCAAAAAAACGGGAGACAGCAGCAGCAGCGCCACCACCACCACCACTACTACTAATAGAGACGGCCGTGACCGTATCATTGCTCCCGAGGTGCTGATGGTTGACGAACGTGTTGACCAACTGGTTTTACCCGACGTTGATGTCCTGGTAAAGTATGTCACGTGTGAAGGTCGAGTTCGTCAATTGTCTATGCCAGTCGCCGATCGTGAAATTGCCTATCGTCAATTGACGGCCGATTTGGTCAATATCGTTTTCCTCTTTGTTTTTTTGGAGAGTGACGACAACGCCTCTGGCAATTTTGAAACATTATTTCGTCAAGAATTTCCGCTGATCGAATTGAAGTATGAAAATCCTCTAACTTTGGAAACGTTGTGCGCTCTCGATTTAGAGAAACGTGGCAAGATCAAGACAATTTTTCCCGCTGTATTGCGTCATCGAACTCGACAATTGGTGGTGAATTTTTTCGAAAACTTATTTTATTGCGACGAACAAATTGAGACTCTGTGAGAAATGGTATTTATAAATTCTATATATTACACGACGAATTGCGTCGTGTTGAAAAACGTGACGAAACCCTTGCAAATTGAAGGTTCTTGTCTGGTGAGAATTGGCACGATTTACGAAATTCAGCATTATCAAGTGAAGACGCGCGCCGTCATTCCCATTGAACGTCACACGGTGTTGGTGGCCGTTTTCAAAAAATACATCAACGATAGCGTTTGGCGCGAACACTACCACGTCCACGTGCCTTCTCTGCAAACGTTGAGTTCTTTTGTTTTGGCCGATCACAGCGTGGCCGTCCCGTGGCCGTATTCGAAATTTATTCCCGTCGAAGAAGAATTTGACGACGTGACGTTTAGCATTAGCAGCAGCAGCAGCAGCAGCGATAGCGACAGTAGTTACGTGACGACCGACTACGAAGAAGAAGAAGATTAGATCATGGACGTGTTTATCGAGAGTGACAGTCGAGGAAGTGTGGTCGATTGTCGTCAACACAATCACGTGGTGGTGTTTGGAAAGTGTACGGTACGAGTGGGAACGCAAACTCGCGTCTACGAAAAACATTGTCTTCGTTTGAAATTCATTCGCTTACCTGTGGACACGGTTCTCGTTGTAGTCTACGTCGATTGGATAGACGAATCGTTGTGGTCTCGACTTTATTTTCCTGAATCGCTGACACCTATTGGCGGTACATGCGAGATTGATTTTCCGCATCCTCGTGATTGTTTAAACATCATTTGTATCAGTTACGATAGCAACGACGATGACACAGATAGCGACAACGTATTTGATTGACACCATTGCGGAAGGGGCGTTAGACGTGGTGGCGACGGTAGTGTGTTGCGACGATTGCGAAACGGCGGCTTTTTTAGGTCACGTGGCGTGTTTGCGTCAGCCGTGGGATTGGACGTGCGCGCGAGCGGCGGCGTCGACGGGTCGTCTCGATTGTTTGAAATATTTGCACCAACGCGGTTGCGAATGGAATCATTTCGTGATGGCGGCCGCGGCACATGGCGGATTCATCGACTGTCTAGAGTACTGTATCGATCACGGATGTGCGATGGATCCTTTTGTGACGTATTGCGCGGCTCAAGCGCGTCGCGTCGACGTGTTGCACTACTTGCGTTCGCGCGGGTGCCCGTGGAATGCGGAAACGATGCGCGTTTGCGCCTACAATGACGATTTGGTCAGCGTTCGCTATTTGAGACGTCACAATTGCCCTATGCCCGACGATTGGAGCCGTGACGACGATTGCCCGTGGAATCTGATGACTCGCAACACTAGAAACAAGTGTAGAATGCTTCACGTCACGTCTCGCATGTATAAATGTCTTTTTAAAGATCCCGTTTCATTTTAATTAAATATACGTATAAATAGTGTCTGTGTAGTCGTATATATTTCTGTAGTGTTTGTAGTTTCATTTGGTGTGTGTGTGTACTGGGTAAGGCATCACATACTAAATGAAACTTTTTTGTTACCACACTGGATTGAATACACGATTTTTAACTGTATGTTTGACGGGTGGTGGAACGCTTACTTTGTCGACGTTATTGACGCCGACGTTCCGTCCTTGGACCGTTTTCAAAAAGACGGTGTCGGCTTTACTCATTTCCACGTGATCGGCCGTCATTTCCATACGATAGTCACCGACGAGCGTGCTATCGCCGTGAATGGCTAGCGAATCGACGAGTAGCGTGTAACCCAACGGGATGCGTATGCCGATAATGTCAATATGTTGATCACGCATGCGCGCCGCCATGACGAAACCTTTGGCATGTTTATCAACGGGACTCATGGCTTGTATGAAGGGATGTCGTTCGAGAAAGACTCCCTCTTTGGTCATGGCGTAGTCGTAATAGTTTTCAGCGAAATGGTAGCGAACCGAAAACATGGTTTTCTGGTTGTTTTGCGTGTCGTACGTGACGCGCGACGATTCGACGAGACGCACATTGTAGTCGATGTAGTTTCCCGGCCGGTCGGTAACGGGTACGACTAGATCGCTGTTGTTCAACACGAGCTTTCCGGCATTGGGAAAAAGACTGTCGTCAACGTTGCCCAATGAAGCGCTGAGCCACTGGACGTTGAGGCACGTGACGCATTCGGGTCGCACTATGGGCAATGTATCCACTGACGTCAACGGGTGGCGGTAGGGATCGACGCGACCGAAATACTCTAGAGGACCGATCATGGTGTCGTCGGGTGACGTGCCGCGCACAACGAGTAAATTCTTTAAATTGAGCAATAACCGGGTGGCGCACATGTCGTCGCCGATGGGTCGTGGTACGGTCTTGTAGTCGCGTCGCAGCACCGTTTCCACTCCGCATTTGAAACGAACGAATCGCATGTTTTTTATTATCACTACAGCCACGCTTGAGATGCCGTGCGCGAATTGAGAAAAAAATTCACTCGGTTAGAGATAAAAATTATCGTATCTCCAAGATTCGTAAAATGATTCAACAGCTAGCACTTGTTGTCTTTGCGTTTGGTGTTGTTCACGGAGCTATTCCTCGAAATATTCAAAATCATCAAATGGCAGCACTGGCAGCCGTTTCGACGCAACACTTGGGACACCAGGATGCGCTCAAAGTGATTATTCAAGAAAAACTGGACGCTTTCCACATGAAACTCGTCAAGAGCGTCTATACCGATGTCGGCGAATGGGTTCAATATTTCGAAAATTTCATTACGGCTAAAATATTGGATCACGAAATGTTGATGCAAAACCAAGTGGCCGATTTGGGCAGCATGTTTGAGAACACGTTGAAACTGTTTGGAAAAACGGTGAGCAAGTACGACGCCACGTTGGCTTTGTTGCAAGAATCGAGCGAAAAGATTTGGAAGTATCAGGAAAGGTACGAAACGCGGTGCGCTCGTAAATCGACGACCGATCGAACGCCTCGTCATCGTCACCGACAACACCAATCAGCGGAAGTAGTAGTACCAGAAGTAGCAGCCGCCGAAGCACCACCAGTAGCAATTTCTGCGAGCGGTGCCGAATTTGTCGACGTTGGCGGCGACTACGACGAAGCACTGGAAGCGTTCAACAACGCCACGGAATCCATCTACGTGCCAACTACGACGACCCGATCGACCATGTCTGAAGAAGTCAAGGCCGAAATCCGTCAATGGTTGAAACCTATTTTCGTTCAAGGTTAAAATTTTGTTTTTTTTAAAAAAGGTATTTTATGTTGTGTATTTTCCAAGTTTTTTTTACCTTGGAAAATTTAGCATGTGTGTAATAAAATGGAGTATGAAAATTTCATAGCCGACTACAGGAAATCCGTGTATTTCTATAAAGAATTTCAAGAGACGAAAACGAGTCGAGACATTTACAAGCATCAATCATTTTTGGCCACTTGGTTCGGCAACGTCTACAATGAAACGGATGAACTGTTGCTCTTTCACGAAATGGGAGCCGGCAAGACGTGCACGAGTATTCGCATCGCCGAACGACTGTTGACGTTGCATCCGCACGAGTATCGTGGCGTCATCGTCATCGCTCGAGGTCAAGGTTTGATCAACAATTTCGTCAACGAAATCGCCGAAAAATGCACCGACGACAAGTACAAAATCGCGCCGGCCACTTCGGCCGACGGCGAGTTCAACGAGAAACTCTTTCGCAGTCGCCAGCGCAAAAAAATCCACCAGACGTACACGTTTTTCACGTTTGAAATTCTGGCTAAAATGATCAAAGATTTACCCGACAAGGTGTTGATGCAACGTTTCGATTCGCACATCATCATCATCGACGAGGCGCACAACATTCGCGACAACGAGCACAACACTCATTTGAAAATCTACAACGAAATTCATCGCCTACTGCACGTGTTGCAGCATCGTAAAATCGTCTTGTTGACGGGCACGCCGATGAAAGACGGACCCGATGAATTGGCTGGCATCATGAATCTGATTTTACCTCTGGATCACCAAATGCCGGTGGGCAACGCGTTCACGACGACATTTTTCGACGAATCGCATCACGTCAAAAACGGAGAGCTGTTGAAATCGTATTTGAGACGACGCGTGTCCTTTGTCAAATCGGTCAACGTCGACGTGCCCAAAGTGTACATGGGTAAAGTGGTGGCTCCGTTAACGCACTTTAAATTGGTGTGTCTACCGATGCGCGAGGAACAGAACGCGGCGTACGAACGCGCTTGGCGCATGGACGCTCAGCACGTCAACGTGTACAACAACACGCGCCAAACGTCGCTGTACGTCGACGCCGAGGGCAAATGCGGAAAACAGGCCAAAGCCGTGGCTCTGTCCAAATTGGCCGACTATAGTTGCAAGTACGCTTTCGTCATCGATCGATTGGAAGAGGCTAGCGCCAAAGGTGAACTGAGTATGGTGTACAGCGATCTGATTCAAGGTTCGGGACTGTTGATGTTGGCCAAATTGTTGGATCAGCGAGGTTGGTCGTCGTCGCCGCGTCATCGTCGTTCGTACATTGTTCTGACGTCGTGCATCAGCGAAGCCAAAAAACAGCACTTGCTCGGTCTGTTCAACAGCGCCGAGAACGCCCGAGGCGAAATCATCAACGCTTTGCTAGGCAGTCGCGTCATCACCGAAGGTTTCACTTTGCGCAACGTCATTCACGAGCACATTTTGACGCCGCACTGGAATTACGGCGAAACGTCGCAAGTTATAGCTCGAGGTTGGCGCAACAGTCATCACGATTTAATCGCTATGGGTTTGCGACCGGTGGTTCACATATACCAGTACGCGGCCGTGGCGCGCACTTTTCCCAGCATCGATCTCATCATGTACAACATTAGCGAACAAAAAGATTTTCAAATCAATAAGATTGTTCAATTGGTCAAAGAATCGGCTTTCGATTGTTATCTGTTCAAGGAGCGCAACGAATGCGGCGACGACGGCGAACGCGATTGTCAGTATCGAGCGTGCAAGTTTACGTGCGACCAAGAGCCGCAAGGTGACGAAGCGTTTTCCATCACGCGCAACTACGATCTTCATTTCTACACGGGTTCCAAAGAATGGACTCGTCATTTCGAGTGGTTGCGTGACCTGTTTCGTCGTCGTTGGTGCGTTCCGTGGTCGGAATTCGAAAGTGCTACTCAGCCGCTGGACGTGACGCGCATGCAATTGGTTCAACTGATCAAGCACGTGGTCAACACGTACGTGGTGATGGTGAATCCTCGAGGCAACGCATCTCACGTTCGCTACGACGACACGGGTGTCTATTTGACGACGTTGTACGACCGAAAGCGAGCCAATTTCTACGACTACTTGTTGAGTAAATACGAATCGAAACCAATGCACACGACGGCGGCGTTGAGCATGTGCACGTATTTGCGACGCAATTTCGTGGCCGACGTGAAACGTTTTCAGAACGACAAGAATTTCTTGATCAATATGCCGACGTTTTTGCAGCGCATGTTGTTGAAAAACGTGTTGCGATTGAGGTGCACGCGACCCGAAGCGCACGTGGCTCTGCAGCGCACCGTGTGGTTGCACTACAAGTCGAGCGTGTACGAAGACGATCACCGTTTGGGCTACCATTTGCGTCGCGGCGATTCGTTTTGCGTGGACAAGAGAACGGGTTACGAGTGCGACACTCGGGTGGTGGACGATTATTTTCAAGCTCGAAAAGTACAGTTTGAAAATAACGAGTACGGATGCTACGGGCAGGAGAATCGCGATCTCGGTGAATTTTGCATCAAGATAACTGACAATGATAAAAGTAGTAGTAGGAGTAGTAGTAGTAAAAAAGGTGATGGTTGTAGCGGTGGTGCCGCCGCCGCCGCTGATCGACGTAAAATCAAGAGCGGTCGTCGCTGCGTCAATTGGCACAAATCCGAGCTGATTAAATTGATTGAAAATAAACTGAAATTTCCCGTAGATCACGCTCTGAGTCGCATTGAATTGTGTCGTCTCATTGAACTGTTTTTGAAATCCAAGAAACTGATTGAAAACGACGACACGTGCGGCACTCAGTACAAACGCAAATTGTTGGACGACGACGAAAATAACTAATTGTAACTGAGAGAGATCCATCGATATCGACCGTCGTACGCGTCTCTGACGGAAGCGTAGAGCGTGTTATCTATGCCGACGACGACGCGATTACGATGTTGTTCGGCGCTCTCTTCGGGTTCCATCATGTAATTGACCATTTATTTTTAGATTTGAATAGCTCTAAATTCTTCGAGTGAATAGGCGGCCATACATTCGCTACTGCAGAAATGAATGATTGGAAAATCGGTTTCGTACGTTTCGATAAAAACGGCGTCTTTGGCCTTGTGCTGACGACAGTGCATGCAGAGACGTTCGTGGAAGGCTAAATGTTTTTCAATGAGAAGGACCAACTGATTGACTTGGTCGTCATCGTCGGCGGCGATAATGTGAGCGTTATCGGTACTATTGGTGGTGGTTGTAGATGGCGGTTTGACGTACGTGTCGAGGAAACGCTGAAGAGCGCGTCGATCGAGATGCACTCGCGTGTACGGATTGACGCCACTTTCGTGTTCGATAATGTGAAACATTTGGCCGATAGAAAATCCGTAAATGTCGTTGCCGTCTTGCATGTAGACAATGTCCTCTTCGGCGACGTCGACGAGATGCGTGGCGTTTTTGCACACCGTTTTCCAGCTGGGTAATTGGACGAATTTAATTTTGGACGAAACCATTTTGGTCCTGCCGCCGTAATTCATTTTGACGCTGCTGTTGTTGACCAGTAGGGAATCGATGCATTCGCGTCGGGTTTCCACCCATTGATCGTACAATTGCCGGCTAACGTGCTGGAGAGTTTCGACCGGCGTGGCGGCATCGTTGTACAATTCTCCCAGTTTATCGTACTCGTTCATAAAGGGCAACATTTCAGGATTGTAGTACTTTTTTTTGAATCGTTTGACAAAGACACTTTCGTGGACGATCGACAGTTTGGGATTCAAAAATATAACGAATCGACACATTTCGTCGATGAATTGACGGCCTACGGTGAAGCGTTCGGCAAAGACGTTGATGACGCGCCGAACATAGTCGCAGTCCATGTCGAGACGACATTTGATGTAGCTCTTGAAAAACTGGCCGTACGTTTCGACGTCGACGTTGGCGTCGAGAATGCGTTGAATTTCATCGGTCCTGATGTTGTGCTTCCAATTGACGAGATACTGTTGCTGAGCGTTGAAAATCTCTTCGTTTTGTCGGAAAAGTCCGTACTGGGTGATGATGCCGACGATGAATCGGTATTCGACGTTTTTATGAACGACGGTGGTGACGTTTCCCTGTTGGGATTTACGTCGAGCGACGCTCTGCACGTCGAAATAGAACTTGTTGGCTCGATGATAGGTGTTTCCCTGATCGTCGCGAAGCGAGTCTTGCAAGATGATGAGCGATTCGGCGGCTAAATTTTGAACGCACAAATAAATGTCGTTGACCTTTTCTTTGAACCAAGGTAGGATGCGATAAAAGTCACGTATTTCGTTGAAAAATCCATCTTGATTGAAACGAACAGTTTCCGGCTGTCGTTTGGGTGTGTCGATGACATTTTTTTGCGAATCGAGACATTTGGTTTCCATCGTTTTATTGTTGTGTGCGCGCGCACACGAATCGCGGTATATATATATATATAAAGTGCTACACGTGTGTGTGTGCCCCACAAAAAAATGCTAGACCTCTTACCGGAAGAAGTGTTGCGCCAAATAGCCGCGTATTTGTCGTACGTCGACTACAAGAATTTGTGGTACGTGATGCCGAGCGTGAGAAGCGAAACGAGACACGCGTTCGCCGAACGACTGAATGATTATTTTTCAACTATCGAAACTTTGGCTACAGCGTCGGAGTGTCCAGAGTCGACTACACAAAATCGGTTAACGGTGGAATAGTTTCGCGAGCGCCAAACAGTTGGTGATTGATGTAGAGAACGTGAAGACCGAGATCGGAGGGCGTGACGCGAAGACCGTAAAAATTGGCGTACGGTCCGGCTTTGGAGAGAACGCGCTGAGACACATCTTTGGTGCCGTCTGTGATGACGACGAGATCGAAAAGCGATCGCGACACGTGTCGTTCGGGCCACAGCGAGTACTCGTCTTCGTTGAGAAGAAACGAGCACCGATGTTTGGTCATGTTGAAGGGACGATTTTTCCATTTATAGAGACGAGACGACCATTTGATCTTGTACCACACGTAGACCCAGTACAAAATTGGATAGATAAAAGCTCTGAACAAGAGTGTGGCAGCCGACAGTAGAAGGAGAGCCAGAGTGTAATACAAACATCCTAGAATATCTATATCCATATTTTGTTTTTTGGAAATCTTTTGTTTAGCTGAATAAAAAATGGGTACGTCAATGTCACAGCCTCGGCGACAGACTATAGATCGACAACATTATGTGTACTACTATTGCATTGGCGGCTACTATTGTTTTTACCGTCCTTGTGTAGTGTGATTCATTTAATTCCAATTAAATGAATCGCAAATCATTGTCAGAATACGTTATTTTCGTCACAACGACTATCGTTCCAGCTACTGCAACCGAAAGAGTTGCGTTTCTCATACCATTTGTCTCTCTCATAGTTGTGTGTTTCTCTCAGTAAGCCATTGACACGTGAAACAACGTCACGAAATCATTCGGTCCATCTATGGAGATATCAAACACCGTGATGACGAGCACGGACAAACGCATCGACAAATATAACCCTTTGCAGGTGCCTAAAGTGCCCATCAAGGGTCACAACCAACTGTATCAAAAGAAAACCTCTACGGGTCAGAAAAGAACGGCAGTCTAGTCTGCCATATACAATCATCCACGACGACGATTTCCCCGCGCACGATTTCCTTTACGACCGCATCAACATCGACCTTACGCATGGTGGAAAAAGGAAAGAAAAGACCAATCCGAAACTTAATCCGAAACGGGATCGACGTACCACTGAGTGTGGAAAAAAAGAACAAAAAGTCCAACGACGACGTCTAGTAGCCAAAGAACCCGAAAAACTTTTCCTGTTGATAATCACCGCCTTGGATAATAAAAATCAACTAATTCTCGGTCGAAAGATTCGAAAGACAGTCACTCACGTATCTGAATGAATTCGATATCCCCCTCTGTCGCAAACAGCTCCACTAAACTGTAGATCCCATGAACACAACTAGTGCCATTTTACGAAATTAACAAATGATCTGAAATCATTGGAATCTCAATCCCAACTCTCTGTATCAGGTACACAAACAAAGTTGTGAAATGACCCACCCCTTAGAAACATTGGGGGAATGGAGAAATAACCACCCGATCTATCGCCGAGTGAAACCCACTATACAACAACCAACAAAGTTGCGTGTCATCAACCATGCCAGTGAATTACCAACACAGCAGTCCACATTTAGTTCTTTACATACTTTCGTAGTCTGTTGTCTCCTTTATTTTTTGACCTGGACGTAGTATACACCCACTACTTATTACTTTTGTAACCACACGTCACACCTTGAACGTGAAATGACCACACTCTTCTACCCCCAAGAGTTCAATTGCCTCCCTAGTTGGGGGTACCAATAAATTCAAATTCTCCATGATTTTTTAGTGTGATGGACGCGGCCATTTAAATTTGCCAAACAATTCCTTAAAACCAATGCAATCACGTGGCCTCGTACAACACATTAAAACAGCAACGCACAAAAAAGCCTGGCAGAATCCTCATCGCTCGAGCGTCTGATTCGTTACGTTCCAGCTTCACACACTGATAGCGCAACAAATCAGACGGTCGAGTAATGACAAAGACACTGCCACGCCTTTTTCGCGCGTTGCTGTTCCAACGTGTTGTACGAGGCCACTTGATTGCATTGGTTTTAAGGAATTTTTTGACAGAATCAAATGGCCGCATACAGCACATTAAAAAAGCAACACAATCTATTCGAAAAATAACCCCTTTTGAAAAATCAATTTGCCATTTGAAGAACCTAATACACACAGTATCCCATATTTTAAACTTATTTGCGGCTGTTGAGAATTTTCTTTTGAAATTTACTCTTCATCGTGTGAACGTTGATGCGAGGATCGTAGCCGAAACGACGACCAAAGTACATCATGGCGTTGTAGCGACGGTGTTGGTGAGCGATGAGAGTGAGACTCGTTTTGGCTTCAAACTCGTCGAGAAAGTACATGAAAAACGACAAACTGATATTGTGCCTAATCATGCGCATATTGAAATCGGGTCGAGCCAATACGTTGGACAGAAAATCGATGGGATCGCCAAAGGAGCAGAGCGACAAACGATCGATGGAGCACGTCGACACGTCCGGTGGCTGTTGCGTGTCGGGTAGACCGAGCCAGTGATAGACGGCAGCCGAACATTCGCTATAATCGATAATCGGGATGACCATGCGACGCATGATGATGTTGAGCGATCGAGCGTCGGTGCACGAACGCAAAATCGTTTTGCACGTGTCGACGTTTTCGATGAGCGGATAGTCGTGTTCGGCGACGAGCCGAGCCAGCATTTCGAATCGCATGCGACGCACCAACCAGTCGGCGACGCGAGCATCCCAGCCGTGCATTTTAGCTAGATAGACGCACGTGTCGTACGTGTCGACACACGTGTACGTCATCATGGGATGCTGACCCAAGAGAGACGAATTCAGGTACTCGACGCACGGTCGCGACTTGCGAGACAAATGGACGAGATAGCAAATCTCGAGATCGGTCAACAACGTTTTCGGCAAGAGGTACTCTAAAAAGGTGACGAGACGTTTTTTGGCGGCGCGCACGCACAAGTCGACGAGAACGCGATTGTCTTCGTGATGTTGCATCGCCAGTCCCTGGTGTAAACAGTGGACATGCTGGGTATCGAAACTAGCCACGAGTTTGACGGGTCGCTGACAGCACACGCTGCTCTTCTTGTTCTTGACAATGACTTTCATTTCTAGAGGTGGTTGAAAGGGATTTGGTGGAAGATGTCTAGAGCGACGACGAGAAGTCAAATTCGGTCAGCCGAGCAAAATTTTACCGAGAGCAAATTGATTACGTACGTCATCGACGAGGTCAAAAAACTTGAAAGTCAAGCACGGCCGGACGCGCAGTTACCACTGCACTGACGGGTCTGGGCGGTGCGCGACTTTACAAAGGGTTTGGTTGTGTTGAATCCATCACTTTCTCATTTCCGTTGATACAACAATTTATAGGGCACAGAAAAAACCAAAAAAAAACCAACAAAATAATGTTCTCTTTTGATGATGTTAAATTTGGGTACACTCTATTTCTTTTTTTTGGACCAATTGTTTGATAAGCAAAAAAAACGATAACATTTATGACTACTATCGCCATGACGTGTAATTGAAAACAAAACAAAACATGCCATTGATCTAAGCTACAGATACAAACGCAAATTAGCAAACCTTACGCTAAACACGGGATTTTATACATGTGAATTTTTAAAAGTGTCTATAACTCTTTTAAAAAATTAGCGAACGGTGAACGATTGACGACTGACGACGCGGTCGCGGACCGTCGGCAAAAGCCGTTCGGCGTAAGCGAACCCAATTCGTCCGTCGCTGGCCGCCGCGGCGATGCGATGCGTTTCCCTACCTCTGAAATAAACGTTGGTATTGGTGGTGTCACTAGCACGTTGAGTCACGGGACGCGTCGTGTACTCGATTTGAATGGGCGTGTGTTGCAGGGAAGCTGCAGCCACTTGCGGTCGACTCGTGTACTGAGATTGATGATACGGTGTGACGTCACGTAATTGTAATTCGCTGCGCACGGCGTTGCCGGGCTCTCTGCCGTTTTCCACGCGCACGTGCGGCAAGTAGGCGCGATTGGGATCGACGCTCCCGGCTCGAGTTTTTGATGTCAAGCTCTCGTCGTGCGATTGGCCGAAAGGCAACAAGAGTTTTCGCGTGGCTCCCGTCTCGGCGCCAGCGTACAACGGTTGACCTAAATTACTAATTTCCGGTAGAGGCGCTGGTGTCATTTGTCGCTCGATGTCGGGTTCGAGTTTTTCGTAGAATCGCGTTTCGTGGGCGAGACCGTGAGGGGCGGGTCGATCGGGTTCGTGAACACCGTGCGGTCGAGCCGAAGCGAATATTCTTCCCTCTATGACCGGCAAGTCGGGACGGTGTTCGACGACGACGCGCTCGTTTCTCTCGGCGTACAAAGGATCTTGATTGTTCGACGTCCACTGCGTGACGCTGGTACTCTGTCGAGGCAGACGACTCAACGGCATTAAATCTTCTTGACGTTGAACGGGAGGCCTGAAGACGCCCAATTTATAGGGCAATGACGCCTGCTGGCCACCGTTGGTGTTTTGCATCATGACGGAGACCATGGGATCGACACCGCGAGCGTAAGGTAATATGGCTTCTTTGATGCGATCGTAGGCGTTGCCCATATCGTCGAGAATTTCGTTGTCTTGTCCGACGCGCGTCTTTCTCGGCAATTCCAAACTTTGTTTGGGTTGTTTTTGAATTGTCGGATTACCGCCCATTGACCACGAATCACCGACGGTTCCTAGACCGGCGGGACGGTAGCCAATTATTGCGTTATGTATTCCGATCATTTATTAAAGACGAGTGTCGCTCTTTAGAAAGAAGCGGTGCCTACTTAGCGCTGCACACTTGCTGTATGAATCTGAGCATTGTTTGGTGTGTATTTTATAATTGATAATTTTTTTTCTACGCAGCCTTTTTGCTCGACCAAAGATGGAAGCGTATTTTCAAAGACGAAAAGATTTCTACACGCACGTCGTCTTGGACGGCCAACGAGGATGCTGGTACTTGCCACTGGAGAACAAGGCAGCCTTTCACGCCGACTATTGTCTTCGTCAACGACAATGGTGTCTGGCCGAGAAACCGGGAACGACAGTGCCCATCCTGGTCGACGTTGATTTGAAACGAGCCATCGGCGGCGGCGCTGCCGACGACGAACCGTTGTACACGCGCGATCAGGTGTTGACGTTTGTCGAACACTGTCGCGGCGTGCTGAAAAAAATGGTTCGCAACGCGGACGCGACGTGCGTGTTGCTGGAAAAGAAGGCTCGCGTCGAAAAAGGTTTCCACAAGCACGGATTTCATTTACATTTCCCGAAATGTTTTTTGACGACTCGTGATTTCGGCGCCGTCCACAGGGCGCTCGACACGTTTCCCGATTGGGATTTGGACGATCCGACGGGTAAATTTTGGCTCGTCTACGGCAGCTCTAAAACACTGGAATCGGAAGCGTACATGGTGACGGAAATTTTCAGCGACCATGGAGAAACAGATTGCTTGGAATACGACGATCGCGGTCACGATTTCGAAATGATGCCCAGCATCGATGATTTCTCGTCACTGGTCGAGTGGCTGAGCATCAACAATCACGGACGACCGACGCGACAATTGACGGCCGAAGCTGCGGCGGCGGCGTTGAGTGCACGCAGCAGCAGCAGTATTCCGTTGACGGAATTTTGCGACGATGACGACGATGACGCTAATAATAGCGGCGGTGAAGATCAGACACGATTGCTGGAAGCTTTGTTGGGCGTCATCAAGAAGGATCGAGCCGACGACTATCACACGTGGATGGAAATCGGCATCATTATTTACAACGAAACGCGAGGCAAAGGATTGCCGATATTTCTGCGTTTCAGCGAATCGTCGACGAGCAAGTACGACGAAGTGGGTTGCCTAACCTTTTGGCGCAACTTGAAACTGCAAAAACGTCGCAAAACTCTGGGCACGCTCATTTTTCTGGCGCGCAAAGACGACGCCAAGGAGACGGAACGCGTGCTCGACGAGTGGAAAGCGGAACGCGTGTCGACGGTGCCGACGACCGAGTACCGCATCGCTGCCGATTTCTACGAATGGAATCCCGACAATTTCATGTACTGCTCTCAAAACAAGTGGTGGTACATTTTCGACAAGCACTATTGGCGTAAAATCAACGACGAGCAACTCTACTTTACACCGATGATGGTTCGCATGAGCGACTGGTACAAGAACCGTTTGTCGTCGTACGACGACATTAACGACAAGAAGGCGGTGGGCAGTTTGATTCGTAAACTGGAAACGTCGAGCA